ACAGCACTTGTGTCTTGGGTGACGTTCCTGATCTGGAATGGCGTGCTACACGGGCCGGTGAAATAGCAATGGAAATTGAACTGATCCGCGATGACGATCCTTCCAACAAACACAACTACGGGAAGTTGTTTGTTGATAAGCTATTCTTCGGGGAGACGCTTGAGGACAAAGATCGTTACCTTGAAACCGGAACGGAGAAAGTAGATGGCGACACAGCTATACCTCGCGGGCGGTACAGAGTCACACTCTCTCCCTCGCAGAGATTTGGGCGAGTCATGCCGGAAGTTCACGATGTCCCTAGATTCACTGGCGTTCGCATACATGGCGGGAACACTGAGCATAACACTCTTGGGTGTCCTCTTTTGGGCCAAACTCGCATCTCTGCCGGTGTTGCAAATTGCAAGGGAGTGAATGACAGGCTTTATGTCACGCTCCAAGCGGCAGAGCAACGGAAAGAAGAAGTCTGGATAACAATCTCTTAGGGGGTTCCATGAACGACACACTGAAATCATTCCTGTCTGGAATTGCACCAACGATAGCCAGTGCTTTGCTCGGCCCTCTTGGTGGCGTTGCGGTTGCAGGGCTTACCAAAGTCCTCGGTATCGACGGTGGGACGGTTGCAGACGTAACCAAGGCCATCTCTGACGGGCGTGTAACCCCTGAACAGGTGGCAGAGATTCGCAAGCTGGAACTTCAGTACCAGGCCGATGAAAAGGAACGTGGGTTCCGCTACTCTGAACTAGAGTTCAAGGATAGGGATTCTGCTCGGCAGATGCAGATGACTACAAATAGTAGTACCCCTACAGTTCTGACCTATATGGTAACAGTTGGGTTCTTCGCTATCCTCGGCCTGATGCTCTACGACGAGACAGTTGTTAATTCGCCACCGCTACTCATCATGCTTGGGTCACTCGGAACCGCTTGGACAGGTTGTATATCGTACTGGTTCGGTACGACAAGCAATAGCATGAACAAGACCACCCTGCTGGCTAACTCGGTGCCGTCAAAATGAGCTACATCCCGCTCCCGAACCCGTTACCGGTTTCCCTCACAGGGCAGACGCTTGGCACAGGCGATCTGACCGAAGACGCATGGGGAGTCCAGAAAGTCTCACTGCCGTACTCGCTATTCCACGGGATGTTCACCTTCGACATCCCGGCAAAGATGTGGTTCATGTACGAGGGCGGGACGCAGGTCTATACCTCGACGAACATCGTCTCGACTGACGGAGCGGCGGTGCTCACGACATCAGCCGGAAAGACTGCGCTGATCCTTGAGTCTCGTCTGTGTCCTCCGTATCAGCCGAATCGTGGAGTGTTGTTCTCTACTGCTGTTTGGTGTCCGAGCAAGACCGCAACAGGATGTGTCCGTGAGTGGGGTGTTCAGACAAGCGGGTCTGGCGTGTTCTTCCGGCTCAAGTCTGATGGGCTGCTTTATGCGGTTCGCAGATCGGTTGGCGTCGAAGTCGCAGAGGAAGTCATCACAACCACTGGAGTCAGTGGGTTCGACGTTCAGAAGGGCAACATCTACGACATCCAGTACCAGTGGCGCGGCGGGGGGAACTACAAGTTCTTCATCAACAACGTGCTGGTGCATACGATGTCGCTGCTCGGCACGCTTACAGCGTTGAGCATGAGCAATCCTGCGTTGCCAATTGTGTTCAAGGCTTCCACTGCTGACGCTGGCGTAGCCAACTGTGCTATCCATATCGGATGCGCTGACATTACCTCTGAGAACGGAAGCATTACCGAGGAGCAGTGGGGGTCGGCGTATGCGGAGAATGTCGCAACCAACGGCGCTGATAAGCCGGTGCTCGTTCTCCACAATCCGTTACTGATCGGGGCAATGGTCAATACGCGAACGGCCCATCTGCGAACATCGTCGTTTAACAACACGAAGAAATGCACGTTCAAGATTTGGCGTACTCGATCCGCTGGCGACATCACCGGAGAGACTTTGGTGGCTGGCTACGGTGGGAAATACAGCCACATCCAGTCAGACTCGACTAACATGAATGCAGGTGCGGTCAGAGCAACGGCGGTAACAGTGGCGAACCTTGAGTTCATCTACGCTGTGACGGTGGAGGCGGCGGTTCGATCTGCACAAGACTTTCCGGTCAGTCACCTTGAGTTGAATCTAGTACGCGGAGACTACATTGTCGTGACGAACGACTCGGTGAATGGGGTGAGTGATGTGGTTTTTGGCTGGGGAGAAGAGGTATAATGTTGAATGAAATCAATTACTTAAAGCCGAATATGCCGTGCGAGGAAATCTGATATGAGCCTACAAGACATCAAGATTCAACCGGGCATATATTCTGACGACACGGATCGTGACGTTGGTAAGCTCGGCTATTGGACGGATGGAGACAAGGTCCGGTTCTTCGCCGGGATGCCTACGAAACTGGGAGGCTGGACACGAGGCGCGGCAGACCCAGCGTTCGTGGGTGTTGCTCGGGGCAGTCTCGATCTGAGAACCACGAGGTCGGAGGTGTTTATCGCTTTCGGTACTCACCTTAAGTGCTTTGTGTGGGCAGGAGGAGGGTATAACGACGTTACGCCCCTGCGCGCTAGCGGGCAGCTAACCGATCCGTTTTCGACTACGGACACCTTAGCGACGGTAAGCGTTGCTGATGTTGCTCACGGGGTACTGGCAGGCGATTACGTGCACTTCGCGAATGCTACGGCGGTTGGCGGAATCACCATCAACGGGGAGTACACGGTTACTTCTGTCACGAGTGCAGATGCCTATGCCATTACGCATTCTGCGGTAGCTACTTCGACCGCTGGCCCCGGCGGCGGCACGGTTGACTATGAGTACGAAATCCCTCCCGGAGGGGCAGACTCCGTCGCAGGGCTCGGCTGGGGCGCAGGCTCTTGGGGCGAAAGTACGTGGGGAACACCGCGTACAGTTACCGATTTCCTGTCGGCAGCGCGCACGTGGCAGTTTGATCAGTGGGGCGAGGATGTCATCTGCAACCCCCGACAGGGAGGCATCTACGTCTGGGACTCATCTTCCGGGGTCAATGTTCGCGCCACGTTAATTTCGCAGGCACCGACAACCGCAAAGGGCATTCTCGTTTCTCCCGAAGACAGGCACCTGATCGCGCTTGGGGCGCACGACGGAGTGGCTGACGACCCTCTGCTTGTTCGCTGGTGTGACCAAGAAAACTATACTGACTGGACGCCTTCGCTCACCAACACCGCCGGCGACAAGCGACTGGACACAGGCAACGAGATTCTCTGTGCGGCCAAGGTGCGCGGGGAGCACCTGATCTTTACTGACTCTGCACTGTTTACCATGCAGTACGTCGGCCCCCCCGACACGTTCGGATTCAAGACGCTCGGAGATAACGGCAACCTTGTTGGCCCGATGGCTGCACGCGCGTTTGAGGGAATTGCGTACTGGATGGGGGACAGGGACTTTTTCATCTACGACGGTGTGGCACGAGTGCTCGAATGCTCTGTCAGAGCCCATGTTTTCGACGACTTCAACCGCGTGCAACGCGCGAAGGTATATTGCGGGGTCAATCGCGATTACCGCGAGGTGTGGTGGCTATACCCGTCCGAAGCCTCCGACGAGTGCGACAGGTACGCGATTTACAACATGCAGGATAAGCTGTGGGCGTACGGAACAATGGCGAGAACCATGCTGATCGGCGACTCTGACGTGATCAACTACGTTTACGGGTTTGGGGCAGACAGTTACTTGTACACACATGAGACGGGCACGGATGACTATTTGACCGCAATGACCGCGTACATCGAGTCGGGAGGTATCGAGCTTGACGCAGGAGGCAACGCGATTGCGCATATCAGCAAAATGGTTCCGGACTTCAAGACCCTTGTCGGGTCCGTGGATTTGACGTTTACCGGCAAGAAATACCCGCAGGCGACAGAGACGCAGACCAGCGGACCCCATGCAGTTACGTCGTCGACAACATTCGTCAACCCCCGGATGCGCTGCAGACAGATTTCGATCAAAGTATCCAGTGACGGCTTGGGGGATGACTGGCGATCTGGTATGCTGCGAGTTGACCTTATTCCTCACGGAGGCAGATAATGAGTCGCCTGCCCGCGCGATTCCCGAACTTCGGAGATGTGTTTGACGGCAACGCGATGCGGGCGTTTATCACGCACTTGGAGAATTTGTTCGCGCGAATCGACGTTGATACGACAGGCCCAGCATATCCGGTCACTGCAGGTGCAACACTGGTGGCAAGCGACGAAGTTGTCTTGGTTGACACAACCGGAGGGAACATCACGATGGTGCTACCGGGAATATCCGACTCTATGGTCAGGACGAAACGGGAGTTTGAAGTGGTGAAAATTGCGGCTGCGAACACCATGACCCTCGACTGCACCGGGGCGGATACGATTGTTGGCGAGCCCGACGCCGTTGTAACGGAGCAGTGGACCGCCCTGCGCGTACGCGCGACAACAGGGAATTGGGTGCTGGTATGAGCACAACTCTTGGACTGAGGATAACTGAGGAGCACCGGTATGACTGATGCAGAATACTCGGCGGCAAGAGACTATTATCGCCTCGCAGCAACAGGAGCGTCTAATCAGTTTTGGGGCGGTGCAGGGGCACCATACCAGTACGATTACTACAAAGAGAATGACCCAAACACAACAGCCGATGATGTGCTCACGGGAATGGGGGAGCATGACGAGAGTGCGAGGTATACATGGGCAGGGTACAACAGCCCGCAATACGTTGCTGCACTAAATAAAGCTGCCGCAGAAAGAACAGCGCTAGATAATGCAAGACTAGCAAGCCCCGGGGCTATTGGGGCGGCGTTGTCCCGACCTGACTTGGTTGGGCTGAATAGTCTTGGAATGAGTGGTGCTGAGTTGGCGTTTTACGATCCGGCTACCCTTGCGAATAACGGCATTAGGCTAACAGCGCAACAGCAGGCCGCGAGAGATTCGCAGATTGCCAATAGCACCCCTGCTGCACAAGACGATGGAGACGGTGGTTTTGGTCCGCTGCAGCTCGCCATGCTTGCCCTCGCGATTTATTCAGGTGGTGCTTCTGCCGGATTGTGGGGCGCGGCTGAAGGTATAGGCGCAGGAGCAGCAGGAGCGTTCGACACCTTTGCAACGACTGACTTGGTAAACGCTGGCTGGAACTCAGTTACGGGATACGGGCTCAGTGCTCCCTATTCGGGTGGATTTGTAAATAACGTGATTGACGCATTGGGAAGCCAGTTCACCCCAGAAAAGATAGGGATGAATTTCTTGACGCAGGCGGGGGGGGATGCTTTCGGTGACCTCGCTGCAGGCCGGGACATCGACATAGACTTTGGTCGTGCCGGAACCGGTATGATTACCGGCGGGATCGGCGGTGCGATGGGTTCTGCGGGTACTGATTTCTTCGGTGATGTTGGAATGCCGTCGTGGGCCGCGAGACCTCTTGGTGGAGCCTTTGGGCAGCTTTCCGGGGCAGTGCTCAACGGGGCAGACTTGGAGACAGCCGGGGCGAACGCTTTGATTGGCGGGGCTAGCGGGGCAATCGGTGGCGGTGTCGGTTCGCTAGACCTTGGAGGGCAAGGGTCGTTCTTGGATCAGATCAGCCCGACTGTGGCCAAAGAGCTTTCGAGCATCGTGATGCGCGGCGGAGATGCTGAAGCAGTGAAGAACGCGCTGATTGCATCGGGAGTTAACCTTGGCACGTCTGCGGCAATGCAGCAGGTCGACAAACTGTACGCGGAACTCAAGAATTATGTTACGGACGGCGAGTCTTCAGGTGTATCGAAAGCAGCTGATTGGCTGTACGGGCAAGGCAGGGGCATGGTGGGGCAGGAGCTTGCTACGAACGCGTATGGGGAGCTTGTAGATGGGGCTACGCCGCTGCACCAGACGCCCCAACGAACTGCACAGCAACGAACTGCACAGCAACGAACTGCACAGCAGTTGGCGCAGGGAAACCGAGGTTACGGCCAGAACATGCAGAATGCCGCGCGGCTGGCGCGAGGAGGTAACCCGTACTCGTTCGGGTACGACGCAGAAGCGCAAGACGAAGAAGAATCCGCCGCTCCGCCGGGAGCCCTTGATCCGGCAATGGAAGCAATGCTGGCAGAACTTGAACTTCCCGTAGAATACGGGTATGTGTAAGGAGAACTGAGATGGACGAAGCGACCGCAGAATGGTTACGAGAGCAAGGAATAGACCCGTATTTTACAGGGGAGACCGCTCTTGATACGTCATCAAACACATGGGGAGAGATTGCAGGTTTAGACCCTTCCGCAAACGACGCGTATCAGCTGTTGTTGGACGAAGGATTTATACCAAATGCAGACAACAACGCGCTGCCTGACCCTGCCAATTTCGTGTACAACGACTTAATATCAGGTCTCAGCGCAGCAGACATTGCAAAGATAGTAGGGTCTCCGGCACTAAAAGCTGCGCTTGAAGCAGCGTCTTCAGCATCGAAAAGTAAGACGTTGTTGGACACGCTTAAATCGTCGACAGGGCTTTCTAGCGCTGCACTCGGACTCGGCGGCACAGGACTTCTTGCTACGCTCGCTGCGCTCACCAGCAAACCATCGACTACGTCTGGCAACACGACGCAGGTCAGCAGCACAGGGCAGACAACCGCAGGTACTACAGGGCAGACAACCGCAGGAACCAGCGGGCAGACGCAGAAAGTAGGCTTCGACCAGTGGTACGAGGACATGGTCAAGGCACAGGCGGAAGGTATTCCGACGAAGGGCTACGAGTCATTTGACAAGGACATGCTCAACCTGCCGAACAACCGTGCCATCGCGGACTACATGAGTCCGTACATGGAGCAGGTGGCGAATCCGATCATGCGTCGGCAGGCTGAAGATCAAGCCGCTCAGTCGCAGAAGTTCGCGGCAGAACGCGTGTCGCGCGGAGCGTTTGGTTCCGGGCGTGCGGACATACTCTCCAACCAGATGCAGGAGCGGCAAGCCCTTGAACGGGATAACACTCTCAGCGGCATCTACAACCAAGCATTCGGCAGTGCCACGGGGCTGGCGCAGAACGACCTTAGCCGCTCCTTCGATGACTGGAAGTTGCTGCAAGCAGGCGGGACAGGAACAGTCGGACAGGCAACGGCGCAAGGTAATCTGCTCAAAGGCTTGGCTCCGGGAGCTACGACGACGGTTGCTGGTACGACGGCAGGAACCACAGCGGGCACCACAGCGGGCACTACGACGGGCACCACGGGTCAGACCGGCACGACGAGCTACACCGGGGCAGACCCGAGCCGCCTTGGCCAGCTGGCAGGCATTTCTGGCACTATCTGGGGCATGGCCAACCCGAACGGACTTAAACCATAAGGAGCGAGATCATGTACGGAATGGGAGCAAAACCCCCGATGGGGGCAATATCGTCAGCACTCAAGACTGGGCAAATGCAGGCACCGCAAACGGGCGCAGCTGCGCAAGACATGCGCGAGTTGGCAAAAGACCCTCGGTTCATTGCGCTCGCCCAGCAAGTCGGCCCCGAGATGGCGATGCAGATTTTGAAAGGGGAGCAACAACAAGGTCGCGCAGCGACATCAGCAGGTGTAGCCGCTCTTGGCCAAGCAGGACAGCAAGAAGACGCTCGGTCGCAGTTTGGGGCGATGGCAGGTAGCGCGCGAGCGTAAGGAGAAGATCATGGCAGATATTCCAGCAGACTTTTTAGATGCCCACACGCGCCAGCAAGCAGGTCTCGCAGCACTAGGTCTTGCGCCTACCGAAGACGGGAGCGGGCTCGGAATGCTGGATAGGTTGCGCATGACGCTGAGTCGTGCAGCGGGGGGGAACTGGTCTCCTGATGCTACAGCGGAGGCGTCCGCAACAGCAAGTGCAGCTCCTCCTTCTGTTACCCCGGAAGCGATGGAGTTGTTCGGATACGCCCCGTTGACGGCAGCAAAAAATGCGCTGACCGAAAAGGGGCCAGCAAGCAGGCCTGCAAGTCGTGGCCCTGCCGGGAACCGTGTTGGTGTTGCTGCACCAAACGCCGAGTTTGAGGCCTTGATGAAGCGGAAGCTGGCGTCTGCAGAAGCGGAAGCAGGGTTACTCGGCAAAGCTGCAGCAGACACGAAGGTATCTGACTGGGCCAACAAGCGCCGTGAGTTCGACAAAACGAACGTCCTCAATGTACCAGACCCGATGAACTCCCGTGCGATCTCCGACGCGATGATTGCGTTCGGCGGGAAGCTGCTAGCCTCTGAAGGGCGTGATGTGGGTGGCGGTGTGCAGGAGGGCGGCAAAGCGTGGATGGCAGGACGCAACCGTAACGAAGATCAGGCAAGCAAAGAACGGGACTTCCGGCTCAAGTCCTTCATGGATACGATGGGGCTGGAGCAGAAGGATGTCGAGAGCTTGACAGCGAAAGACAAGGCTGTTCTTGCCGCAGCCATATCGGGCATACAGGCCAAGGATGTGGACATCACATCGAGACTCGACTACGCGAAAGAAGGCCGCAAAGAAGCTCACGAGCTGGAGAAGGTGGATCGTCAGGGGCAGTGGACGGTCAGAGGACATGAAGCGGGCAAGACTCCGAAGGAAGACCCCGTCGCGTTGCTTGAGCGTCTGGGTAAAAAACTCGGTGGCGTGGAAGCCGCGATTGCCGCGCAAGGAGGCAAAGCATCGCCCGAGCAGGAGTTCCTTCGTCGGGGGCTACACGGGCTGACTAAGGATGACCGTGAGCCAAAGGCCGAGAAGCTCGACCAAGCGGCGTACGACGCATCACTTGCCCGTCTTTCTGCTATGAAAGTAGGGAAAGGGAAAGACCCTGTACCTAAAGCAGTACAGCTGGAGATTGCTGAAGGGGTCGGTAGAGGCCGACTTGATCCTGCGCGGATAGAGGAGTATGTTAAAGCTCGCTGGCCAGTACAATAAGGACGTGAGATGGCATACCTGACCCCTGCACAATTTGCTTCGCAGTCGCGAAGTCTTGACGATCTGCCGGCTATCCCGAACGCCCCCGGCTTTACCTCCACGATCAAGCGCACCGGTGGCCAGATGCTCGGAGGCATCGGCGAAGCTTACGGAGACCTGACAGGCAACCGAGCCAACTGGGCGGCGCATACTGCGGAAGACATCATCGCTCGCAACCCGTCAGGGATCAACTCCTTGCAGGATGTTTGGGACAAGCCCGGGCTTGCGGCGACAGAGGCAGGGGCCAACGCGCTGACGTTCCTCATACCCTACCTTGGTGCAGGCAAGGCGCTGCAGCTGATGAACGCAGGGAGGGTGGCGACTACAGCGGCTCAAGCAGCCCTTGCCGGCGTGCCGTCGCTTGGCGAGATTGGTGAATCCCAGCGTGAAACCGGTTCCGAAAACCTTGCGCTCAAGTACGGTGGCGCAGGACTGGTCGGCCTGATCGAAAACCTCGGCGGTATGCAGCGAATCCTCGGGCCGAAGTACGGCAAGGAGATGACAGAAGCTGCCGCGCGCGGCGCTGTGGCTTCGCCACTGAAGACGTTCGGCAAACAGTGGGGCCGGGTTGGATTGGAAGAAGGCGCAGAAGAGCTTGCCCAGACCCCCATCGAGCAGTTCGCCGGAGGCAAGCCGATGGGCGGAGAAGAGATGGCCCTCGGCGGCGTGATGGGTACGTTGGGAGGCTTGGTACTTGGCCCGCTCGGCGCTGGAGCCCACCGGTCGCAGGCGTCGAAGCTAACTCGCCAAATCGACGAAGCCCGTGGAGCCCTCGCGGCCCCGCTTGAGTCACTAGATCAGCTGCCTGTAAAGCAGCAAGCCTCGGACTTCTTGACGAAGGTCACCGCCAACGACTTCGGCGGAGCACGCGCGCTTGAGTTCGCACAGGCCCAGTCGGAAGCAGCAGTTCAAGATCGTGACGTGCTGTTGGAGAACATCGCCCAGACGAAAGAGGCGGAGGAACTTGCAAAAGCCAAGGACGCAAAGGAGACAGCCGATATCGAGGCGATGTACGAGGAGGACGCCCAAAGGAAGGCGCGGCAGACTGAGCTGGTGAAGATGCTTGAGAAGATCAAGACGGACGAAGCAACAGCGCAAACGGCAGCGGAGTCACGAGCGCAACAAGAACTCGACAATTCGTTCAAGGCGTTGACGTTCTTCCAGAAAATCGAGCAGGACGCCAAGAAAGATCAGGCCGACATTGCTCAAGAGAAGCAGGACAACCCGCCGACAGATTTACTTGGGGGCCCGCTGTACTCGCCGCTGTCGCCGCCCACCGGCGCGGAAATGATCCCCGAGGCTAAAGGCACGGCCACATTCCGAGATTTCGGTAACACCTTCGCGGATGTCAACGACTATGTCAGTACCGGACTGAGCCCGGTGACGGCGCTCGACAGTGTGTACGCATCACTTCTGGAGAGGTCCGCGCGAGGGTTTGGTACAACAGCGTCTCCGAACCAGTTGCCTTTGTTGGGGCCGAAGGGCGGTGTTGCTCCGGGGCAAGCAGCGGCAACGCCTGCGAAGGTTACGCCTCGCCAGAAGGTGGCTGTTGCTCAAGCCGCCGGGGCGATTACCGAAGACCAAGCTGTCGACTTGGTGAATGATATTGATACCGGAGCAAAACCGCAAGTCGTGCTCGCGCGCCTGCAGGCCGCTCAAACTACTGTCCCTACACCCACCGTCGTACCCACCGTACAGGAGACTCAAAATGAACCAAGCCCAGTCGAAGAAAGTCCCGTTCCCGCCCAAGAAGGGCAAGATGCCGTTCCCTCCCAAGAAGAAGCCCTGCCTGAGCTAGCACCTTACGCTGCCGGAGCGCAGGCCGCACAAGACGGGCTGATCATCGACACCAACCCCCACCCCGAGGGTAGCGTCGAAGCCGGAGAGTGGGCGCGCGGCTGGCTCGACACAAAGCATCCAACGGCTAAGTCGAAAGTGGCGAAGAAAGTAGCTGCCCCCGTCCAAGCGCTGGCAGTGCAGGACAGCGAGGCAGACGCTGCAAAGGCGCTTGCCACTATCTCTGCATTACCGGGGCGGACGCTCGGCAGCAAGAAAGCCAAGGTGCAGATCGAGCTGGAGACGGACGGAGCATTTACTGATAGCATGGCCCCTGTGACGGCCATTGAATTCACCAACGAAAAAATCAGGGCTTACGAAGCAATGCGTAAAGCCTGTTTGGGAGGGTAACGTGGCGAGACTTGTTTCGGAAATTCCCCGCCCTGCTGCGCCCCCTCCCCAGAGGGAGGCGGTGTTCGACGCCAACGCGTTTGCTGTGGCAATGGCCTCGGCTATTCGCGACATAAAGATACCTTCGCCGCAGGTCACAGTGCAGGCCGCTACCGCGCCTCAAGTAAAAGTCATGCCCTCGGAGGCTCCGCAGCAGTGGACGTTTGTTGTGAAGAGAGACAAAAACGGCTACATCGCTGAGATAACCGCGAAGGCCGGATAGTGGCACTCAAGACACTTGGCGCACGGACGTTTGCCGCGCTGGCGTTCGGAGCGCTGACGCTCCACGGAACTGTTACTGTACCGAGCGGGAGCGTAGCCTCTCCGTCGAGCGGCAGCGGGGCAGGAGGCAGAGCCACTCGACAGATCGCTGTCCAGTCAGCCCCCGAAGAATTCCATGACGCTATACGGCGCGGTAGAATCAAGCAGGAAGACGAAGAGTTGACAGTGCTCGTCACTGCATTTTTAAGGACGATGACATGAGCTTACGCGCCTGTATTCGCAAACACAAAGGGGTGAATTTCGACGCCCTGATGGCCACTGCAGCTGCCTACCCTGCGGGTACTGAGCAGGAACGGTTGCAGCGAGCTACTGACGAAATCATCACCCACTTCCGCAACGAGCGCACAGACATCCTAGCGCAGATATACAAGCAGGCCAAAAAGCCTTTACCCAAGGAGACCGTAAATGCCCCTCAAGCCCCTGAAGCCGTCGAAAGCCAATCGGCAGAAACGCCCCAAGAAACTGCCGCCGCACCCCTGCCTAACCCGCTAGCCAAGTACGTCCCGGCGAACCTGTCGGAAAATGTACCTGACGATGTGGTCAAGGTGCTGAACGACATCAAAGGTGCGGACGAGACACCGACTGCTGTACGCCAAGAAGCGGCGGACTACCTCGACATGATCTTCGACGCCGAGGGCACCGAGTCGTACGGCGATGAGGTCACCGACGCGCGCGCATGGTTGACGGATGTGGTGGCCAAGCACCAGACCAAGAAGGGCCCGGTACGCACCGTCGTGTCGGCTCCGGCAGGCGCGCCGACGAACAAGAAAGCGAAACAGGGGAGCGTACCGAACATCGCGTCTCAGATGGGAGTGACTGCAGAAGACGCCAACGCGCCTGCCATTGAAGAAAAGGTTGTTGTCCAGCCTACGCTGACCGCTGCAGCTGTGACGCAGATACTCACACCTGAGCAGAAGAAGGACGTCAAGGATTACTACGGCGGCAAGCAGGCGGCTGCGATTGAGTCTCTGGCTGCCGATTACGCTCGGTGGAAGACTGACCCCCTGACGTTCATCGGTCACCCGATGCGCTCTGTGCTGGAACATATTCGCAAGAAGGCCAGCACGCAGTTCTCGAAGACCGTGCCGAACACCCCGGAAGAACGCACGACGGTACAGGCGATTAAGCAGGCGCTGCGCAGCTGGTTCCTCAACCCCGAGCAGGCCGCGTCTCGCCTCGTTGTCGTGCAGAAATGGGAAGACCTGTCACAGGCGATACGCGACCGGGTGGCGGAGGCGCAGAAGAGCGTGCTCAAGGTGACGGACTATTCTGGAGACACAGCCTACGTATTCAGCAATCCCGAACGCGTGCAAGCGCTAAACCTGTTAGCGAAACGTGAGAACCACGATCAAATTCGCGGGTTCATGGACGACTCTGGGCGGATCACACACGTATTTCCGTCTGCTGGATTGACTCACGGGCGCGTTGCCAACCAGCTCGGGTTTGCCCAGATACACACCGCTGACGGTAAGAACCACGAGTTTGGTTCCGACTACTGGTTCAAGAGTGATCTCGGGGAAATCATGTACCCTGTGTATATCTCAGGCAACGAGCACCAGTTGTCTTGGCACTCGATCATGGGCACCAAAACCGGTGTGATCCCTGACAGCGCATTCGGCGGAGTGCAGTTCTCCAAGTCCCTCACCAACATCCAAGCCTTCGTACTCGACGGCAAGGGCTACATGATCGCTGACAACATCTCCAGCGGTAACGAGATGGCGGTCTTCATGCACGAAATCGGGGCTCACATTGGTCTTGACGGGCAGGAAGCCCAGATCATGGAGCGCGTGAACCTGTGGAGAACGTCCCCGGAAGGCTCGACCGAGAAGCGGGTGTTCGACGCCATGCAAGCACGTATGGAAGCCGCTGGAGAGGTCTCGGACAGCGAGAAGGTAGCCTACGCCGTCGAAGAGGCTGTAAAGGCCGGCGTGACCCCGCGCGAGGTCAAGATGGGTATGAAGTTGTCGGACGTGAAATCGGCCCAAGACCTCGTGAGCTGGTTCGCCCAGTATTTCAAAGCTGCTGTCGATGCCGTGTTCAAGACGAACACTCGCGGGTTCAACGCGCAACAGCTGGTCGATATGGCCTACGGTGCTGCTCGCGATGCGATGCAGAACCAAGAAGTCGGCGCTGACGTTACGGCGATGTCAAAGAAAGGCTTCGGCCCGGTCGATGTGATGTCCTCCGCGTTCAAGCGATGGTTCGGAGACTCGCCGGTTGTTGACGACGCTGGTGAGCCACTACTGGTTTACACAGGCACATCCAAAGACAAGGACTTCACCAAGTTCAACGTCCCGAAGCGGGGAGTGTGGTTCACGTCGGATCGCGATAGCGCGTCTGGCTACGCCCAAGATAACGAGAGTCGCGGGCTGAAGGCTATTCCGGGGAAGTGGAATTACGAAGAGGTCAACACCGCCAGCCGAGTGATTCCAGCGTATCTGTCGATCCAGAAGATGTACACGATGACGCCGGAAGACATGAAGGTAATCAACGTGCCCGGGTACAAGGCGGCGCAAGGACGGTTTTTCGATACCCTGCGGAGTCAAGACTACGACGGCGCGGACTTCGGCGGTGGAGTGTATGTGGTGTTGGGCTCCCCGACCCAAATCAAATCGTCCGTCAGCAACACCGGGGAGTTCTCGGACACGAACCCTGACATCAAGTTCTCCATCGCCGCCAGCCTCCCCCCGCAGTTCCGCAACATCGCCGGATCGCGCAGCCTGCAGATTCTCGACCAAGTCCGTGAGGCCGGTACGATCATCGCGAATAACTTCGGGAGCCTGTCGAACATGGTGCGCCGGATGGAGAAGCAGTTCCCGGCCATCAAGAAGTGGCACGACGTTATTGTGGACATCGCGGAAGCGCGCACGATCCGGGAGCAGGTGGCTGATGACATACTGCAGCGCGCCGGACAGCTGAACAACGACACACGCAACACCGTCAACGCGTTCATCTTCGACTCGACGTGGAACCAGAAGTGGGCCTACGACCCGGGCTTCGAGCGCACCTACGCGGTGGACAAGGACTGGGACGCCAAATTCCCCAGCCGGCGATTCTCTGTAGAAGATCGTGCCAAGGTCAAGTCAGCGTTCGAGGCGGGCAAGGAAGAGGTCAAGCTGACGGATCAGCCCAAGACGGTCGACCCGGAGTACAAGCGTCGACTGGACGCCATCGCCAAGGCCACCCCCAACGCGGCCAAGCTCATCAAGGACATCTTCAAGTCCGGTCACCAGAACCGCGAAGACATGCGCGCGATCATGCGCAAGCTGAAGCTCAACGACTCCATACTGAGGGTTACCCAGCTGGAGGGGCCCTACGCTCCGTTGCGCCGCTTCGGCAACTACATGGCCGAGGTCAAGTCGAAGCGGGTTCTCGAACTTGAGGCGCTGCTGGAGAATGCCAAGAAGGACTACGCGACCACCGAGGACGCCAAGACCGACAAGGCGAAGGAAGAGCGCAAGGGGCTCAAGGCTATGCGCGAGGAGCTGGACGGCCTGCTGCGGGACGGCGACCACTACTCTCTGACGTTCCACGACACGGTCGGCTTGGCCAAGCGCACCGAACGGGAGCTGATGGCTACCAAGAAGTACGCGGCGTCTTACTCAGGCGAGCGGATCGACGCACCGTACAACAACCAGTCGATGCCACAGGACGTTCTGCAGCGGGTGCTTGGCGAGATAAAGACGCAGCAGCTTACCGGCGGAGCCACGGAGCAGATTCGTGGTCAGCTTGAGCAGATGGTCAAAGATATGTACCAGCGCACGACGGAGGACCACATGGCCCGCCAGTCGATGAAGCCCCGGAAGTACCGGTTTGGTGCTGACCCTGACATGCTCCGCGCGTTCGGTGCGCAGGCTCGCGCTGATGCGATTTTCCTCTCTCACATGGAGCACGGCAGCGACCTGACCGAGGCCACCAGCGAGATGTACCAGAAGGCCCGGGCCTCGGATAACGAGCGCATCGTCAGCGCGACGAACACGGCTCTGGCGCACCAGCGCGCGATGGCGACCTACGAGGAAACCCCGTTCCAAGACACAGTCAAGAGCACCCTGTCGATCTGGCAGCTGGCCCTGAACCCTGCCTATCATGTCCAGAACGCCACTCAGACGTTCATGAAGTCCCTGCCGATGATCGCCTCGGAGTTCGCCGGAAAGCCGGGAGCGAGCTGGTCTGCGGATTACGCTCAAGCGTGGAAGCTGGTGCAGGACGGTTACAAGGATTGGAAGACCTTCGTCGAGAAGGGCGAGATCAAGTTCGACAAGATCAAGGACAAGGGTCTGCGCGAGATGATGCAGCACGCCGCGCGGCGCAACCTGATCGACGTGGGCTTAGTGGATGACTTCCAGCAGTTCGACCAGTTCCAGACCGGGTTTGACTCCATCGACGCCGGCATCCGTTACGCTGGCCGGGCCGCGCACAAGGTCCGTCAAATGTCCCGGCACGTCGAGCGCATGAACCGTGTCTCGGCAGCATCTGCTGCGTACAAGATGGCGATGGCCAAGGGTGAGAACCAAGCTGACGCCGAGATGTTCGCTATCCGCGTTCTGGAGCAGACGCAGGGGGATAACTCCCGCCTCGACGCCCCGCTCATCATCAAGAAGATGCCCAAGATTCTGACGATCTACAAGCGCTACCAGCTCATGGTGGCGGCGCTGTACGTGAAGGCTTTCCACGACGCATTCAAAGGCGAGTCACAAGAGATTCGGGCAGTCGGTCGCCGGATGCTGGGCCTGCAGCTGATGCACGCGTTCGCGATGGGCGGCGTGATGGGCCTGCCGCTGATCAATCTGGCCAAGATTGTGCTACCGATGATTTTCGCCGGCGACGACGAGCCGGACGACGAGGACTGGCTGGACCGCCAGCTGGGCGATGCTGGTGTGCCGAAGTGGATCATGAAGGGCGCGCTCCACGAGCTGCTGGGGCTGGATACCGGAGCCAAGCTGGGCGACCAGAACGTGTTCTCGATCTTGCCCTACACCGAACTCAAGATGACCAAGCAGGGCGCAGCCGATGTTGCTGTGGGGCTACTCGGGCCGGTCGGCACCGAGGCTATGCGCTGGGCCGATGGTGTGGCGCGAATCAAGGAAGGCGATTTCGAGGCGGGCGTGGTCAAGATGCTCCCGCGCGGGGCGTCGAACGCGATCACCTCATGGCAGATGGCCCACGAGGGCATCAAGGTGCGCAACGGCGACGTACTGGTGCGCCCGGAAGATATCAGCACGATCCAGACCATGCTCGCCGGCTTGGGCCTGCCCTCGGCACAGATCAACGACTTCCGCTGGGTTCAATCTCAGCAGATCAAGATCAACAAGTTCTACATCGAGGCCGAACGTCAGCTGCGCAAGGACTACATTGATGCGTCCAAGGACGGCGGAGACACCACGGGCATCATCAGTCAGTGGGAGAACCTGCAAGCAGCCAAGGTGACGATGCGCCCTTACTTCAACGACGAGCCCACCGCTCTCAAGTCCAAGCCCCTGCGCCTGCTGTTTGAGTCAACGAAGAAACAAGCTGAACGGGAAGCCGAATCGCAAGCACAGTTCGCTACCGAGTAGTGTAGACTGTATCTACCTCCTCGGGCCTCCCGGCCCGCTTACCCCCGGTGAGCCTCGCTCCCGGGGGATATTTTTACGCTGTATCCTGCACAGCCAGCAGTGCTGCCGCGCCGGACATCAGTTTGTGTTTGGCGTCGATCAGGAAACAGGCAGACCGCCCGGTGACGTAAACCTGCCCGTCGCCAAGGCTCTTGCTGGCGTTGTCGTTCAGCATGATGTTGGTCGTGGCCAGATAGGTCAGCAGCGCGGAGCAGTCGTGGTTATTCTCCACGCACCACGTCTTGAGGTGGGTCTTGGTGATGTAGATGCGCCCCTCTGCTTGCTCGTGCAAGATCATCAGGCTGTGCGTCGGGCGTCGGGTAACGTCTACCGCACCGGTGCGGGTCAGGGTAGTAACGAGGGTGTCGTTGATGTGGCTGTTCAGGTATTCGACCAGCACGTCGACAGGGGTCTTGATCTCAGCCTTCACGCCGCCGCGAGTGTCGTTGATGATCTTCACTGCATGGGCTGTAACGCCCTCGACGCTGTAGTCGTGCAGGCCGAGCATGTTGCCGATCTTGGCTCCGACGATAGCTTGGGCGCACATGGCGATCCAGAACCGCTCAGGGCTCGCCGCCGATACCCGCTCGCCGAACTCGTGGTACGTGGTTCGTATCAAGGCTTGGGCCTCGGCAAGGTTCTTCACCATCCACTCGGCGATAACGCCGCCGGCGAGCCCATAGTTGGAGTCCAGCGGAGCCAGAACTTCGCGCGCCTCGGTGAGAGAGTGCGTGCCCAGCGCGCGGACGTAGCGCTCCAGCATCCGGTAGGTCTCGCCAGACGCCGTGCCCTTGAGATTGATCAGCTTGGGGATCAGCGGCGGGTTCGACGTGCAGTACATCGTGGTCTGCCATGTAGATATGTTGGCGCGCAGGGTGCGGTCTTGCCTCAGTGCCTCTTTGCCTCGACCGTTGGACACCGCGTAGCACAGGTCGGACAGCTCCATCGGGTCGATGTTGGTAATCTCGTCGTACGTCACCGGCAGATTGTTGTAGCAGCCGATCACGGCCAGCTTGGCGTTGTTGGTGTCTTGGTGCAGCAGCGACTTCTCGGTCGGGATGCCGTAGATCGAGTGAATCATTTTCAGCACGGTGGACTTGCCCGCGCCGCCCTCACCGTAGAGGTTGAAGATCGACCCTTCGTACCCGGTGAACTTGAAGAACAGCTGGCCGAAGCCCATCATCAGGGCAAAAGCGTAGTCTTCGTAGCCCTCGCGGTTGTAGATGTCCGCCACCTTCTTCCACACCGCCAAGTCGCCCTTCGACTCGAACTTGGGGGCCACGTTCTTGAACTGCTCGTTGACCTTGATCTGTCGCGCGCCGTGCTCGTTGTAGCACTTGTTGCCGATCACGATTTCCGTGTCGTTCTTGCGCCAGCCGAACTGGCTGTAAATCTGATCCGCAGGCATTTCAACCTGCAAACTTTGGATGTACCCGAGCATATACCCCACCAGTCTCGCTTTGTTGTCCATATTTGGCATGACCCCTTCGCGGGACAATGCCTCCATGAGCTTGCGCTCGTCGTAAATCAGGTACGCCGGTATCGGGTACTCCCGCCATCCTTCGCGAGGCAACCAAGACCTGAAGAAAAATATCTCGCACCGCTCGATCTCGTCATACATGCGCTTGGTCGGGTGCAGGTCGTACTTGTAAATGATGTCCGGGTCCATCTCTGTCCCGTCTTCATCCTTGACCCGAATGGCGATGCCTCCGCAAGCAGTCCGCAGGTACGGGTAGGGTGGCCGGGGCAGCTCCACCGAGGTCGTCTCACCATTGCCGTGGTCCAGCACCATCGTCGGCTTGTCGGTGGCCTCCTTGATGACGCGTCCGAGGGATATGGGGGATGTGATCTTGCCACGGTACTCGCAGCCGTTACAGCCGCCGGGGTTGCGTGAATCGAACGTGTCGCACTTGGCAGGACCGATGTCCTTGTCGGCCAGCGCTTGCATCTTCGCAGCAGTGTCCTCTGCGCTGTAGCCGGGGTGCTTGAACGACACAGCACGGGAGAGCTTTTCTGAATCGTGGCAGTGTCTGACCACCTGCAACACGAGCTGCCATACAGGCTCTTTGGTGTTGGCTTGATCTTTGACTGCTGTGCCGACTTGCTGGCACTTCTTGGCGATGTCTTTGAAATCCGCCGGCTCTTGCGCAACTGAAAAGCTGCCGAGTCCTGTGTCCGCTTTCGGCCCCGGCGTGCTCACGGGTTTTGCCACTGCACTGAACTGCTTGGACGCTGTGACGATGGTCTGGATCAGCAGCTTGGGGTCGTTGTCAGGTACTGGATGTTTGTTCAGTACGACCACTCGCCGGGGGTCTGCCTTGTTCTTGAAGTTCCTGCTGCCCGGTAACCGCAGGATACTGGCCACGTCTGCTGTTCTTGAAGGGTCGGCGTGGAGTCCGTACGCTACGGTCAGGGCCTTGAACTGCGCTGCTACCTTCTGCCACACGCGTGCCTCGATGGCGTATGTCATGGGCCAGTAAACGTGCACCCCGTACCCGGACGACACCAGCATGGGTGTCTGCAGCCCGACTTCCTTGACGAACTGCATCAGGTGTTTGATCGCTTCGGCCTGCGACTTGTAGGGCTTGCTTGCTCCCACGTCCAGATCGAGGATCAAGGACTTTACCTGCGAAATGTTCGCCGCGATGCGAACCTTCTTCTTGCCGTCGACCTCGACCTCACGCTCTTTCAGCGTGCCGATGGCGAAATAGACGTCCTTGTTTTCGCGATCCAGCTTGTCCAAAACCCACTTGGCTTTGGCCTTGGTATCGACTCGGTAATGTGTGTAGCCGTGAAACCCTTCTGATGGTGTTGCCAAGCAGATGAACCCTTTCGGCGAAAGAATTCTGGTTAGAAACTCAGTCATTTTTCCTACCTCTGGTTTTTGTTTTTTGCTCTCTACTTAGGGTGGCCCACCAACATACGGGGGAGGTAGCTGCTGACCGGCAGCAAAGCCGGTGGGCCAGCCTAAGTAGAGAGAGGGGGGGTTCGTCCCCGCGACGAACCCCCAGATTAGACCTTCACGGTCATGATGTCAATGTGCGTTTTGTTCCTGCCGGCAACATGACAAGTTCTTTGTGAGACGTGCGCTGACCCTCCTTGACGGCCACCTCTACGGTGGAAAACCGTTGGTTGCAGAGGCGGCAGACTCGCCTCCTCCGTGTCTGGGTGTCGGTGTGATCCGTCACCATCACCCTCAACTCCTGCGCCGGAGCCCCGCAGTGTGGGCATAACATGGCTAGATCAGCCCGTCCAACATCGCTTCAAGGTCTTCACCCATCGGCTCCGCTGCCACCGGTTCCGGCTTGGGCTCAGGCTTCGGCTCGGCCTTCTTCGGCGCGGGCTTGGGCTTGACCACTTCAGCAACAGGCTCGGCAGTCGGGGCAGGAGCGGCCAGCACATGTGCAGGGGCCGGCGTCGAGAACCCGTCGTCATCCTCCATGCTCACCTCACCGGACAGGTCCACCGTCGTCGCCGTAACCTCCAGCATGGACTTCACTTCCGCCGACTTGGCGAGCTTGGCCACAACTGCGAACTCGTCTTCCGGGATGAACGACTGCGGCGTGAAGTACAGCTTCGGCACTGACGACGCTGTGTCGAACGACAAGCGAGTCACCAGACCTTCCGCACGAACACCACGGGCAGCGAGGAACTTGGCGTAGCCAGACAAGGTGTACAGGCCCTTCGCATCGACGCCATCGCCGAACAACGACAGGGCCTTCACATCCAGCTGATAGACCTCACGCTCAGGATCACCAGACAGCATGACCGCCAGCCGCTTGCTGAAGGCACACGCCCGGGCCTTGCGTCCCTCGAACACCTTGGAGCCCTTCTCGTTCTGCGGGCAGGTGGCGCACTTCGACGACTGCGGTTCAGCGGAGTCCTTTGCAGGACTGATACCGTCCACCGAGAAACAAGCCGGCGGGGCTTTGACTGACGGGTCGTACGTGCCGGCGTAGAACGTACGGTTGATCGCGACGTTGGCACCGAGGATGATCACGTCGAGGTACGGCTCGTCCTTGACAGCGATTTCCTGTCCGGCTTGCACCAGACGGAACCGGGCACCCTTGAGGCCGATGCGGTTGCGCCCAGAGCCCATCCCGCCGCCGATCTGCGACGTGACGGAATCCGCTGTGGCTCGGAGGTATGCGGGTACTGCGACGGCAGCGCCGCTGTTAAACAGTGCTACGAGATTCGTGGTCATTCTTCTTTCTCCTTGGTTGCACGACGAACTGTGACGACCTGTTCGTAAATCACGTCGAGGCCGGGGGGGACTGCACCTTCATGGTCTTTCATGTAGCTCGTGAGGACGGTTCTGGCGATGCGCCGCTCGAACATATCCATCTCGTCATTCTCTCTGGCCCACGCGTTGAACGCGATCCAGTCCTTGCCGGCCACCTTCATGTCCTTGCCCTTGATGGCAGTGCCGATACCCTTGACGGCGAGGTTGTCGACACCCATCGCGTTGCACTGCTGGAGCAGCCAGACTTCACACTTCTCCATCGCGGCTAGGAACGGGGCATCTGCCTCCGTGTAGGCTTTCTTCAACTCGCTGCGCTTGTCACGCAAAGCGATGTACTTCCCGATAACGACATCGGCTGTTAAGCTCATTTTGCTACCTCCTTTTGTTTGACTACAACTCGTACTTTACACTACAGATGCAGGGCTGTCAAGCACTTTCCGGTATAGGTCTAAAACTTTTTTCTGTCGGTCGATCTTTGACGCCGCCACACCGTATGCGTCCCATTCTACACCAACAGACCCTAGATGTATGACGGTCATGTGATGTTTTTGCCCCGGTCGTGCTACTCGCGCGTTTGCCTGCTCGTACATCTCTGACGAAAACGTCGGGCCGTACCAAACACAGATGTTTGCACTGACCAGCGTGAGGCCGTGTGCTGCCGTGGCTGGGTGAGCAATCAGCACCTTGGGGTCTTGGTCGACCTGCTGGAATGCCGAAATGATCCTTGTGCGATCTCCTGCCGACGTGTCGCCGTTGATCATCTCGACGCCCCAAGTCTTGGATAGCTCGGTCTTCAGGTGCTTCATCACGTGCTTGAACGGGCACCAGACGATGACCTTGTGGTCGGCTTCCTCGATGATCTCCTTGAGGGTGGCCAGTCGATCCGGGGCCTGCACCAGCTGGGTCTCTCCTGTGTCGTCATAAACTGCACCTTGCGCCAGCTGCAAAATTTTTATGAGCTTCACTGCTGCGTTTGCTGCTGTGATCGTGGCACCATCGTTATCTGCCACCAAGTGCTTGCGCATCTGCTCCATCATCCGGTGCTGCTCGGGCGACAGCTCACAGGCCCGGTTCTGGTACGTCACTGGGGGCAGGTCGATGCAGTCCTCGGTCCTGAACCTGATTGCAGGCTGCATGGCGGTGTACGCCATCTGCGTGGCCTCGGGCTTGGGCACCCACTTGAAGTTCGACACCTGAATCATCGTCTGGCGCTTGAACGCGAGGAAGTACGGAGGTACTGTCTCGGGGCGGACTAGGCGGGCCAGCGCCCATGCGTCGGTCGGCTGGTTGGGGCACGGCGTGGCTGTCAGTAACCAGAGGCGTGTAGCAGGCTTGAGTAAACTCTTCAGTGTCTTGTATCTGTTGGTCATCGAGTTGCGAATCGCCGACGCCTCATCGTAGATGTACAGCGTAACACGAGGGTCTTTCGCCAGCACATGAGATATCGTAGCCAGTCCGTCATGGTTCACGATCAGGAAGTCAGCGTCCGACGCAGCAAGTTCAAGTTTGCGTTCCCTCCCTCCTTCGATAACCACGGCTCGGCGGTGCATGAGCGTGTTGAATATCTCGTCCTCCCACACCTTGTGGGTGCAGGACTTCGGGCAGACGATCACGACCTTGTCGACCATCTTGTGCAGGCGCAGGTACTCGGTGGCCCACAGCGCAGCGGCTGATTTTCCGGAACCCATTCCGGAAAGTACGAATGCACGCCGATTTACCGTCAGAAACTCGACCGTCGCCCGCTGATGGTCGAACGGCTTGTACCTGCCCGGGTAGTCCCACCCGTGGTTTACCGGGCTCGGCGCGTTGATCCCGATATTGCGCAGGATGGTCACCGCATCCAGATCGTGACGCACGGCGATGTGGGGCCTGCCTCGGTACTCCAGACTCTTGGCATGGGGCAGAACAGATCGGACGGCAATCGGATCGGAAGCAGGAAACACCAGCATCCCGTGGCCCGTGATGAAGCTCATCAGTGAGCCCCCTTCACAACGTACGCTGCTCGCTTGGCCTCTGGCAGTGTCCCCGCGAAGTAAGGTCGCCACCAGAATGTTCCGGATTTCCTAACTTTGAAGTGCCCCCGCACAAGGTGCAGCGCTTTCCCCCCGCTTGTGGCGTCAGTAGCAGAGCCCTCTTTAATCGCGTGATTTAGGTGGATGTATGTGTAGGGGCGTAATGCAGGTTTATTCCTCCTTTGCCTAGCAGCAGCCAGCTTAGGGGGGAGGTCGTCTGAGCGCTTGTGAATTACGTCACCCATCACATGGAACATACTTAACGCCGCAATAGCCTCGCTCAAAAGTCCGTCTAGCAAAACTTTGTGCGTACCGGGAGGAATACCGAACGCTTGATTTAGTTCAGAATGCACCACCTCGCCAGACGCCCCCAGATACCCTAACTCCCACACTCTCCCTGCAATGCGCATAAACCCTACCATTAAGCATGGGTCTCGTTGGAAGTACACATACATCCCCGGGACACTCATAGGGGTGTTCCGCGTAGCTGCGACAAACTGTCTTTCTTCCTCGGATTTAGCGAACGACATACAAGTATCGTAGTCTTTTTCACCTATGGTCACTTTGGATGCGTCAAACTCTATCCACAACGAATCGTACGGGGGGTGCAGCAGCGCCTTGAACTTTTCTTCCTTATTCAGGGACCGCAATAACACCACATCACGGGTATCAAACACAAATCTCTCGGCGCGCATGATTGTTGAGGGCTCTACAGGTGCAGCTATTTTGGGGGGCCTGTAAAGGGTTTCTTCCCCGTCCACTACCTTCTCTATAAACAACTTTGCTCGCGTCATACCATCTCCAGCCACATCTTGAGCAGATCGTACGACCCGTCCGTCCCGTCGATTACGAACGCTACTCCTACCGCGAGGTTGATCTCGCGAATCGTACCCTCTTGCCGGGGTGTGGGCTTCTTCCCTTCGGCTTTCGTCTCAATGGCGAAGAACCGTCCGTGGTGACAGCCAAGGCAGTCCAATGTCGGGGCACCCATACCGTTGCCCACAGGCCAGTAGTGGTAGCACTTGGCCGCTTCAAGCATCTTCTTGACGCGAACCTTTACAGCACCTTCAGGGGTTAGTGCCATAGCGGAACTGCTCCTCGACGTACTTCGTTTCGACGGGCTTCTCAGCCGGCGCGAGAGCTTCGAGTCTTGTCCACAGCTCCTCCACAAGCGGGTCGCCTTGGATGTCGTACCGGTGGCAGCGAATCAGCTCTGCGTTGGACAGGCGGTTATACGGCGTCAGCATGATCTTCCTCCTTAACGATGGTGTAGTTGTACAAGGCCATCTTGTCTTTATCCATCGGCTCCTCGAACTCCGAATACTGCCCTCGCAGCTTCATGGTGCCGGTCTCTTTGTTGCGCCCGAGGATTTCAAATCGCACCTCGGGTTTCGTCGTACTCTGCAGGAAAAACTTCGCCATCACCATCTCCTCTTGTTACCAACACCACAGTATTCACACGTCGTTACGACGCACCCCTTGTACCCCTTGCCGTTCGGCACACACAGCCCGGACGGTTTCGGTTGGAACACACCTTCTTCCTTCGCTCGCTCCAGCTGGGCAGCGCGCACCTCGAACTCTGCCCACAGCTCGGCCATGTCCTTCCTCTCGTACACCCCCTCGGTGACCTGCCGGTGGGCCAGCCACAGGAACCGCGTCTTGACGGTCCGGACGAACGGGTAGTTGGCGAAGATGAGCAGCGCGTTGAGCTTCAGCTGGGAAGATGGACGTACTTTCCCGAATTTGTAGTCGACAACGACGGCGTCAGTGTCCCGCAGATTGAACACGTCAATGATGCCTCGACTCCATGCATCAGGGCTTGCAAAATCCGTTGGGGCGTATTCCTTTGTGCAAGCAACTTTTTCCTCGCACATCGTGATGCCCGGGAGGCTGCAGATTTTGTTAGCGAAGCCCTCCAGATACGCGAACTCCGCTGGTAGTGGTGTGCCATCTCTGACCCTTTCTTCAAGCGCGAGGTGCCCTCGGGTTCCCCACGCGGTTGTTGGATGCAACGTCTCCTGAAAGTTCTGCGCGATCTTCAGCTCATAGAACTGGATCGGGCAGGTCTCGTAGGCGTTCAGCTGAGAGTAGGACCATGTCACTTCATGCTCCCGTCTTTCTTCCGGGGGAAGCTGCGATTCTGGCTCGGCGTCGTCACGCGCGCGTTGGACAGCTTGTTCGCTCCACCCTTGGACAAAGGTACTTTGTGATCGAGGTCTTTCTTGTCGCCCTTCTTGACCATCCCCTTCTTCTCCGCTTCCCGGCGCAGGCGCAGACGGGCGGCGTGACCTTCATCCTCACCACGGGCGAGCAGGGTTTTTCTTTCCTGAGAATAATTTCTCTTGATCATCGGCACGGTATTACTCCTTCCATTCTTTGAGGTCACCCCAACGTTTACCCACCTTGCTATCCCAAGGAAGCGGTATGGGGGGAGTGAAACCCCACGCCCGGGCATACGGCAAACTCAACAGCAACTGCTTGATCTCTGGTACGCACTTCGCTACTTTCTCGTCCGGTACATACAGGTAGATACCATCGTGAAGCTCCCATGCAAAGCGTATTCCGTGTGTCACCATGTACGGTCGCAGCACGGCAAGCGCGAGGTACTTTTGATCTGCTCCTGTCCCTTGAATCCTGTAGTTGATCGCCGTCGATGCCAGCGACCAGCCGTTACTGCCATCGAAGTTGTCCAGCAACTGCACCCTGCGCCCTGCGAATGTCTCTACGTACTTGCTCGTCCTGCACTCAGCGATCTGTCTGTCCCAGTATTTTGGCACATCTGGGTAGGATTGCAAGTACGTTTTGCGAATTGCCGTCGCTTCGTCGATCTCCATCGGGAGGCCGTACTGCACGCGCGCGACTGACCGCAGCTTACCTGCCGACGTGCGGTACTGCAAGGCCAGATTCGCCACCTTTCCGAGCTGCCGCGCGTCCTTCGCTGCCTTCTCTCCGGCGTGCACCGCCTCGACCAGCTCTCGGTAATCCTTGCCGACGATCCGTGACCCCATGAACCCGTGGGCATCCTCTCCCGGCAGGCATAGCTTCAGCATGGTTTCGTCGCCAGACGCGATGGCCATCCACCTGAACTCTTGGCCGGCGGCGTCGAACTCGCAGATCGTGTAGCCGTCAGGTGCCTTGATACCGTTCCGGTAATCCTTGCCCCGCTTCATCTGGTGCAACGCGAACCCTGTCGGGCGCTCGTCCTTGTTCTTCCCCTGCTTGGAGTAGTAGGTCATTCGTCCAGAATACGTTCCGAAGATTGCCGCCTGTGGCCGCGTGCGCCCGTCGCCGTTATACGCCACTGACGCGGTCAGGGTCTCGGAGAACTTGGTCAGGTTACCCAACGCTTCGCGATACTCCTTCAGGGTTTTCGCTCTTGGGTCTTCAAACGCCAGCTCGTAGAGCGTTTCCTTGTCCGTCGAGTTCGCCCCGGTGTTGGTCTGCTTCACTGGCTTGAGCCCCCACGTATCGAACAAGAGCGTGGCCAACTGCTTGGGTGACCGGACGACCTTCTCGGTAACTCCGTAGGGAGACAGTTCCTCAAGGCACTTCGCCGCTGTCGCGATCAGGTCCACGGCAAGCTGATCAACTGACTGCGTATCAACGAGCATCCCCTCCACCCAAGCACTGGCCACCAGCGGCAAGGACCGGGACTCCAGCAGGGCGGCGGCAAGCCGGCGCGGATCGGCAGCAAGCTGGTTGTAGAACCGCTTGACCAAGGCGAGGGTGAACACCACGTCCTTCTCGCAGTAATGCGCAAGGCGGGCCCGTGCCTCGGGGGAGGGGTCATGGAAGTCCACGTTCTCCTCGTAGCCGGCGTGTTGCGGCAGCAGCTCCTTGACCGCTGACTTGAGACCATACGACCGCTTCTTGTTCTTGTTGGTAACATCATACTCAGGCTCGATTTCAAGGTGACGCCACAGCAGCATACCGTCCAGCCACTGGACCCGCATCACCTCGTCAGTCAGTCCGTAGGCACAGCACCACGCGATGTCGAACGCTGTATTCCACCCGACGAGAGTGATCTTGTCCCGCGCGGCGCAGTCAAGGACGTGCTTGATTCGCTCCTTGGTCGGCGCGAGTATCGACGTGACCTTTGACTTCCCGTGCGACTTGCCGGCCAAGCCGAGGCACGTTACCCATGACTGGCCGGTAGCCACGCGATGAGGTTGGAGAGCGTACTCGGGGAGTACGCCGCTCGTCTCAAAGTCAAACGCGCTGAACTTGTTATCGTCCCACACGGGTGGCAGCTTTCTTCTTCGCCTTCGGCTTTGCAGGCACATCGAACTGCGCACCGGACGAGTATGAGTCTACCGGCATCTCCGGTTCGTCGAACTGCGCGGTTACGTACAGCCCTTCTGGGGTATCACCGGAGAATAGCGCGGGGGCGTCTGCTTCGCTTACCATCTGGGGCGGGGCAATCCAATCGCCTTTCTCCGGCTTCGAGATCGCCGCGATATACGTCGTCGCAGCCATCAGGACAGCGTCCTGCGTGTTGCTTGTAGCAACGCCAACAGACGCCAGTGCTGCTTTCAGTTTCGTAACCAAGGGGCTCATGCTCATGCTGTTCTCCATACTCTGACTTCGTTATCCAACGCACGGACGGTGAACTTCACCGTGCCGCTCTCTTGTTTTGCGTACCTTGCTGCGGCTCCGCGAAGCCGGTTCTCGACGCGGCTCTGTTCCTCCTGTGTTGTGGTTTTAAGTGCGAACGAATGCCCGACTGACATCTGGGCAAACGGATACGTGGGGTCCTTCTTGGCCTCCCGAGTTATCGGGGGGATCGGTACGTCGGTTTCGATTTGGATCATCCTCCTGCCCTCGCAATCTCCCTCTGCAGATACCACACGGCCTTCGCTAAATCCTGCACGTAGTTGCCCTTCTCGTTACTACGCCAGATGTACTTGATCGCGTTGCCCACGCAGAAGTTGAAATGCTCCGTGACTTGGATGCACTCGACACCGGACGGGTGGGAGGTGTAATGGTACGGGTGATTCACGGGGTCGTCTGTTGCGGCAATTTTACTTGGTTGTCCCCAACGGAAATCATCCTCCGCGTCGTCAATCACTTTCACCCGTGCTGCTTCCTCCACCTTCGCTGCCTTGCGACGTGCCCATGATGCCTTCATTGCTTTGCTTCGGTCCTTCATTTGATTCTCCTTTCGGTGTATTACGCTTAGTTTATTGACACTATCTTGACCACTCATGTCCGCAGTCAGGACAGCGGAGCGCCACCGTGCGGTCTTGCTCTTGGTCATTTCGCTTCTCCTTCCTCGCTGCCAAACAACAGCGTCGGGATGTGCTGAAACACGCTCTCTGGACGATCCCAAGTTTTCTCGGCCCAAGTGACTGTGTCGATAAACCACTTGCGAAACTCAGCCGGGTCGCGTCCCTCGGCCATCTCAGCCAGCATGATGTAGTCGCGTAAATGGAACAACTCGCCTTTGGAATTGCTGTCGAAGATGCGCTTTTCATACTCCTCGATGTTCAGAGCTTTCAGTGCTTCTTGAAATGTCATTTCAATCCTCCCGGTAGCATCATGGCTTCACCTCTCCTGCTGTAGGCACCCGAGCGGCTAGGCGTTCGATCATGTCGGCGGCACGATCCATAAGCACATCACAGTCACCGGCATTTGGCTCGCCCCGCAACCTCTCCACCATCTCCCGCACTTCCTCGGACGATGGGGCCGCACGCGCAGAAGTGGCCGTCTCCTCTAGTGCCTCGCGGAGTTGGTCGGCGGAATAAGACGCTTCCCATCCCCCGCCTTCGTTCGGTGCGGTAAGTTGGTTCGGCATCGTTGGGTACTTTGGATTCCACCAGTGAGTGGGCCTCATGTCTGCTCCTTCCACTGTTTGATTGCGGCGAGTGCTACGCATAGTTCATGGTCATCATCCAGTTGCCGCTTCTTGATGTGATGGGCAATTACCTCCTCCATCTTCTCCAACAACGCGCAGAGTTCGAGGATGGTGGCGGGATCACAGGCAGCGATAAACCTAGCGTTCTTTGGATAGAAGATAACGTCACGAATCAGATCGCTGTACTTATACCAGCGTGGGTTCTCGTTATGGTCTGTTACGCTTGCAGCCTTCGCTGCTTCGACCAGTGCGGTTAGCTTGTTCACCACTTTCGGCTTCCTGACAGAAGCACCGCCGAGGCCATCCATTCCTAGTTTGTCGAGCATGGCAACACCACCTTTAGCCCCAGACCGTTTGCTATCAGGCTGATCGCCATCTCATTCAGCATCTCTTGGTTGCCAAACAGAATCTTTCCATGCTCCGTATGTATGGCGAAGGCAAGTGTTCTTTCACCATTGGCGTACAGGTAGTCGATGAACTTACCGCAGTCGGTTTTGAGTTCTTCGTTGGTCATGGCTTCACCTCTCCTGCTGCGATCAGCGCATTCCACTGGTCTTGATACGTCCGGTAGTTTCCCGGTGTAGCGATGACACAACGGGCATCCTCTGTGACTTTCCGCCGCACAACCACGCACCCGTCAGGAACCCGAGCGGCTAGGCGTTCGATCAGGTCGGCGGCTTGTTCTTGAAGCCGGAACAAATCTACCTCATCATTCCTCAACCTCTCCGCCATCTCCCGCACTTCCTCGGACGATGGGGCCGCACACAACGCATCACCCTTGTACCGTCCGGGCATGATTGTTTCTTGCTGTGGTGCGGGTTCAGTGAGTGGTGGTGCGGTGAAGAACGGTTCCCATCCTCCACCATCATAGGGCTTGGTAAGTTGAACTGACAATGATGGGTAACTAGGGTTCCACCAACCGCGTGGCTCCTGCCCCTCCACATAGGCGGCGATCAGGCGGGTGGCGAAGTAGGTAAGCCTCGCTTCTGTGAAACAAACCTCAGAAGGTTCTACCGTCCACACGCCTACGTCTATAGCAACTTTCAGCGCGAGTTCCTTGATGTCGGTCATGTCTTGCTCCTTTCGATTTCGTCAATCAAGCGGCGAAGCTCTAGTTCAACCGCAGTACTTGTGTGTTCCGATCCACGCCCTGTAAAACGAGCAGCCGCCTCACGCAGTACCTCCACCTTCGCTTGCCGGAGTTGGTCGGCGATTGCAGCTAAATCCGATTGACGCACCGACAGAAGATTCTCGTGTTGCTGTCGCCACTCGTTACGATCGTTGGTCATAGCTTCAAGTTTCTTGGCGTAGGCCATCATTCCTTTGCCCGCGCCTTCAATCTCTCCGCAGTGCCTACATGCCGGCCTCATGTCTGATCCTTTCCACTGTTTGATTGCGGCGAGGGTTTCGGTAACTGCAATATCCAGAGAGCTACTCGGCCACATGTTCATTACCTTTTGAGTGTCTGCAAGAACGTCCTCTGCCTTCTCCAACAGGGCGCAGAGTTCGAGGATGGTGTCGCCGTAACCGTTAAGCGCATCAGCATACCGTTCCCGCTCCTGCGCCAGCCGATCCATCAGCGCGGAGTCGTCGGTTGGGTGGGCGAGTGCCTTCTTCGCTACACACCCACCGCAGTCGGTGTATCCATCCCCTCCTCGGCCACACCAACCTTCGCAGTATTGATCTTCGTAGTATTGCAGCGCCTCCCGCAGCTTCGCCTCCTGTGCTTGAGCGGCTTGCAATTCGCGCAGGTAGTGATCACGCTCGTCGAGCGCCTTGTGCGTGAGTTCGTCGGCTTGTGCGGCGGCGAGTTGTTCGCGCAGTTCAATAATTACACCGGAAGCATGTAACAAGTTCGCTTCATCCTCAGCAACCTGAGCGCGTAGGGCTTCGATGTCGTCAGGCTCATGGCCTGCTTGCCAGTTGTGGTTCATTTCATGTATCTCCCGTTGTGTCAGCGCATCCAACGTCATCGTCATTTCAGCGAGTTGGCCCATCGCAGCTCATCAGACCGTGACCACGCTCTGGGAAGAAGAGCTTGCGTCACGGCGGCGAGTTGTTCTCGGTAGTGATCAGCCTCGTTGATCCATCCATCCCGCTCCTGTGTCAGCCCAGCAACCTTCTCACGCAGGGCTTCGATTTCTGTTTGCAGTTCTTGCGGTGATTTGTTTAGGTCACTCATCGGGTTCTCCTTGTAAGGCTTCCTTCGTTCTCCGTGTCTAACTTGCCAGTTCATTTCACTCTCCTTTGATTGTCCGGTATTCGACAGGATGTTTGGCTTCAACGGGTTACCGCCGCGTGATGGAATGTTTTGCGTCTTTTAGGGGGTCTACTTAGCGTTATGCCCCTTCGGGTACGGCAACCGTGTTGTGCGGGCACCGATCAAGGCAAACCAACCGCCGAAGCTCAACCACATCACCCTCCTTTTCGCCGTAGCGTTTCCATGCCGTTGTCGATAGCGGCCCGAACAGCACGGCTCCGATCATCTCCCCCGCTTCGTAGAGCGCAAACGCCATGCTCACCTTGCAGCCGTTGATGCTCTTGCTGTAGTGGTGTTCCTCAATGAATGGCCGCACTACCGCAACCGCCACGGGCATAACACGGCGGTCAACACGGACGCCTGCCGGCGATAAAGCCGCCGTCATGCGCCGGTTACCTCAGCGTTAGCCGTCACCATGACATCGTGTCGCGCAGGGTGGAAATCTTCACGTTGTAAAGGCCTGTAGCCTTCATTTCTTCCATCGCGTTTTCCAACATCGCCAGCCGTTCCTTCTGCTCGGCAATCTTGCGCTCCAAGTTCTCGCCGCACGTCATCTGCTGCATCGGGTCTTTGTCTTTGCAGTAGCCAAGGGTATTCCCTGCCGGCATCATCACTTGGTTTCCTTCGTACATGGTCATTCCTTTATTCAGTTGCCGTGGTTTACGTGGGCGCACGGCTAACCCGTCGTTCCAGCGGAGCTACGCAATAAGGCCGCTTGCGCCGGTTATTTCTGCGTTAGCCGTCACAGTTGCGTGTATCCGCTCTCGAAAGCGCCTGCCGGTGAAAACGACTTGTAGCCGTCCTCATAGACCACGTAGTAGCCGCCGACTTCGGGCTTGTGTTTTGCCACGTATTCCGGCGACAGCGGCACTTTGTCGTAGCCTTCTTCGGCGGGCTGGAAATACACACCACCGTGCTGGTCGCCAACAATCCCGGCAATCTTCAAAGCCCACACTTTCTTGTGGCATTCGTACTTCGGCATTTCGCGGCTTGCGTTCATGTTTCTGTCCTCAAAAACCGTGGCTTCATCGGGCGTCACGGCTAACCCGTCAATCAACCCGGACGGCTTTCAGCCGCCGGTTAGCTCTACGTTAGGCCCCATGCCGAGTAGTGCTGTTAACTTTATCGGAGCGCAATTCGCCCCGTTCGCTTGCACTCCGTTCAACCTTGGGCGCAGGCAGTGGATATAAAGCGACTCCAACCTGTCCAGAGCATCAACAGAGCACGGAACGAACGCATAGCGGTCAAACCGCTTTCCTGTGTGCTGTCCAATCCGAGAGTAGACATTCACGGCCTGCCCGACGTAAACAACCTCGTCCCCGTCGAGCAAGAAATACACCCCACTTGCCTTCGCCCACGGCAAGGCCGCTTTCGCTATTTCGTCCTCTCTCAGAAGCGCCGATCCAACCACAGCAGCAGAAACGGAGTGCATTGTTTCCATGCGTTGCAGCGCGTCTAGCCTTTCTTCCAGTTCGGCTATCTGGCGGTGCAGTCCGCCAGCGTATTTGAGCGCATCTTGTCTTGCCGCATCTTCAGCATCACGTCTTGCTCGGCGCGTAGCGTGGGCCTTTGCAGCAATCGCCTTGCGTTCTTCTGGCGTCTTGTTTTGCATCGGGTTCATTTTTCCTCCAGTGCCTAACCCGGCAGTCCAGCGGACGCCGTGCCGGCGCCGCTGACTTTTGCGTTAGGCACACCACCCGCAACAACCGAATGACAGCCCTGCCTCAAGCTGTCCGGCAATGATCGAGTATTCAGCCTCGTTGATTCCGTATTTCTCCAGCACTTCTGGTTTCGGCGGAACGCGAGTAAATTGCATGTCACCGCAAGCGTAGTACTCTGCGTTTTCGGCGTCCCTGTCGTATTTCTCTCCAAAGTCTTCGCTGTCGGCGTCAATGTCGTTAATCGTGAAAGTCGGCGTGTAACACAGTGCCGATCCAAATTCGAGTTCGAGTTTCATGCTCTCTCCTGTGTGCCTAACATTTGCGTCAACGCGGACGCTTCGCAAGCTACGCGCCGGTTACGCCAGCGTTAGGAACCGCGCCGCACATCGGCCAGCGCCTTCGATAAATCCATGCTTGCCCGTTTCGCTGCCGCGCAGTGCTGCCCGCCGCAATAGTAGGGGTCTCCCTTGGCGTATTCAGTGCTTCCAGCGCACCGCTTCACAACGTCTGCCACTGCCAAAAACCTCTTGGCTTCGGCAACGGCTTTGTCCAGCGTCTTTACTCTAATGCTCATGTCGTTTCCTAACCCTTCATTCAACCCGGACGCCTTCGGCGCCGGTTAATTCCACGTTAGACATCTATGAACACGACCCACTTCGGTTCTGACGCGGGCTTACGGTAGTGCGTTGCCTGCACATCTTCGGCATCATTCCAGTCGCCAGCCTCGTTGCGCACTTCAACCCTCGCATCCCCGTAGTCGGCGCGCATCTTCTCCAGCTTGGCGATCAATTCGTTTATGGTCATCTTCAAATCTCCACAGGGTAGTCTGCCAGCCACGCCAGCCGCGCCCACTCATCACGATGCCGAGCGAGATAGGCTACATGGTCAGGGTTACGTCCGGTGTTCCGTGCGAAATCGCAGTCCCACCTTGTCAGCCAGTGCATGACACGGTAGAAGTGTTTCATTTCCTTCCCTCCTTCACGGCGAGATACTTCCAATACGCTCGGCCCTGCGTTCCCATGATGTAGGTGCACTCGTCAGCGGTGCTGTACACAGGCGTCATGCCCATCACCTTGGCGCAGACCTTGGGTGCTTGTGTGGAGCGTTCTTCCCCTATCCATAGCCCTGAGACGAAACAGGCAATAGACCAGCAGAGAAAAAACACGATGACATCGGGGTAGAAGGCTTTACGGTTTGGGTTCATCCCCGCACCCACAACTCACGCCTAGCAGCGATAAACCCAGCGTTTTTAAGTTGCGCCGCTGTTACGGTAGGCCGAGGGGTTTTCTTGGTGTGTCCCGGCAGGACGAACTCATCTTGATTATGGTACGACGGGACGATGGTTAAGTTGCCCTTTACATAAACGGTGCAAGGGGCTGTCGGGGCTTCGTTAAAGTCTGCTGCTTTCATTTCGTTTTCCTTTCGATTGGTTTGTCATTAACCTTCTTTGCCATTGCAAGCCTGTGGTGCTCGGGGCAGAGAACCCCTCCGCCGTTGCTGTACTGCCCGATGCGGTGGCATCGCTTACCTGATTGCGTCTTGGCAGTGCATTGCATCCGGTCTTGTTCGTAGGAGTGATTCATACACACCCCTTCCGCAAGAGACTCTCCCTCATGTACTGGAGCTTGGCCTGCATGTTGTGCAGTTCATCTTCAGCATATTGTCTCTCAACCCTTGCCCCCGCCTCACGGCGACGTTGCCTTGCGACGAACAGCTTGTATGAATCCACGGCTTGCGAGTACGCGATGATCTCTGCTTGCTCTTGTGGGATGGTCATTTCCTGCTCTCCCATTCCCTGTCGTACTCGCGCTCACGCGCCAGATCGTTCTCGTAGTCAGCCTTGGCACACTGGTTCTCGTACCAATCCTCACCATCGGACTCAACACCCGTACCCCGGCAAGATGAGCATCGAGAACCATCGTACATACCCTCGCCTGAACCGTTGCAGGTGGGGCAGAGTGGTTCGTCGTCGGTCATTTCAGTACCTCCATCGCATCAGCATACGCCTTGCATTTCATCGGGTCTTTCTGGAACTGCCGGGATAACTCGGCATATGCGACGAGTAGTGCTTTAAGTATGTTGCGCATTGTGTATCTCCTTGGGTGAATAGTACGCATGTCTCACCCTGATGTCAAGCAAGACATGCGTGGAACTCGTTGTGAGATTCTCACAGTCAGCCGCAAAGACCTTGCATCTGACGCAAAATCTCGTTGGTCTTGTCGATCACCGACGTGCGCAGGGCATCGTCCTTCTTGATGTCCTTCATCTCCAACCCGTTGGTCAGCTTGCGAATCTCCGACCGCATGGTGTCAATGCCAGCGTCATTGGTGATGTTCAGGCCGGGGAGCCTGTCGAGCAGGTCGACGATGTTGTCCAGTGCGGAGTCAACCAGCTTGCCGTCAGACTGCAGCCGGTCGCGCAGGTGGGAGACAGTACCCACAAGCTCCGTCCAAACAGACTCGACCATGCCCTGCACGCGAGAGTTGAGTGATGCTTCGATCTCCTGCCGCACCTCGTCGACGACATCGTCACCCATCTCCACACGGAAATCTCCGGCGACAGGCAGAGGCATGACGGTGAAGTCCATGTAGAACTTCTCGCGAATCTCCCACGACTGCGGGTAGTCGGCCTCGTTGAACAGCGAGTTCAGCCGCAGCTTGGCGCGGTCGCGGTGCATGTCGTAGTCACGGCAGAACACATCGACAGCATTCTTGAATTCAACCTTAAGTTCCCGCAAGCGATCCATCACGGTGAAGTAGTTGAGCGACGAGAGCACGCGGTCGCCGTTGTCCGACCACGGCAGGGTGTGCTGGTAGAAGAACCTGCGCGCAGCCCCGACGATCTGCACCATCGGCAGCAGGGAGTTTTTGTCAATGATCTGCTTGTTAAACCGTCCGGCATCAGACGCGGCGGCATGGTTCACCGTTACCTCCTGCGTGGCGGACTTGTCCAGCTTGCGTGCAGTCCACTGGCCGATCTTGAGCGAGACCAGCATGGCTCGCGATGCGATGTTTTCAGTTGTCATTTTGATTCCCCTGATTGAGGGCTATCAGCAGTCCGAACTTGGCTGCTTCAAGCGATTGAAATGGTCCTACGCGTTCATCGCCTACAGGCTCGACCCACCACGGCGGCGGGCTTCGCGCATCTATGTACATAAATGGCGTCGGCAGATTGCCGTTGACGATCACCGTGATCAACCCGTCGTTCTCCGAAAACACATAACTCATGGGTGGTACTCCAAGTAAGGGGATTCGTACTGGTCGGCGCAGGCGAACGAGATCAGTTCCTTGAGGTCGTCGCGCACGCAGTTGTTTGCAATCGTCCGGCATACCTGCGCAGTTCTCTCCAGATCGTCGGTCGCCGCAGCAGACAGGCGCTGCTGTGAGATTCTCACAACCGACTCGATATCCACAACATCGGGAGACAACGCCAGCTCGCGCAGCAACGTCGTGATCGACAGGTGTGATCCGATGGAGGACATCATCGATATGCGTACCTTGGCCTCGTTGACGAGACGCTTCCACCGAGGCATGAACTCTTTGACCCGCTTGCGGTTGATGACGCTGTAGCGAATCCGCTCCTCCTTCTCTTTTGCAGGCGGGCTGTCCGGCGAGGCATAGGTTACCCTCCCTGCTACGAGCGCAACACCGTGCTCACGATCACACCACAACACCGGGTTATCGACGATACGGGACACCGGCACCTTCTGCTTGGTGTGCGGGCAGAACAGCTTACCTACAAACTCCTTGGCAAGGTCGAAATCAACGCCGAGCAGGCAGCGAATGTCATGCCTCCAGTCAGTGTCACGACCACCGTAACCACTCACGAACAGCGTGCCGTGAGGAGCGACGATTACTTCGCCGGCAGGTCCGACACTTGTCGCAAACGAGACTAGCGTACCGTTGTTGCGGACTGTCGCCGTTTTGTCGGTGTGTATCTGGAAATAGCCAGCTACATTCGTATCAGGCAGCTGTCGCCATGCGCTGTCCATGTACTGCGGGTGCTTGAGTTTCATACCAAGTCCTCCATCATCTTGGTCATGGCGTTCTGCATGAAGCTGTGGTCGCAGAGCGTGTAAATATCCCGTCCACTGAGCTTGTCCTTCGGCATCTTGCCGCGCAGGTACTCCTTGCACTTGGCCGAGAGCACAGGCTCAGGCTTCCACACCTGCATCTCCAGACGCATACGGTCAGGCGGGGTCATGTCGGCCAGCGTCACATCTTGCTGGCGTAGCCACACATCGGACTGGAACTTCGCGACGTTGGCCGGCACGATGTACGTCCGGCTTGAGTCAAGCTCCACCTTGTTGTCTTGTATCGGGCCGTCATTTACCCAGATATGCCCTTTGTAGGTGTGTGTGTACATCCGGGTGAGGGTGTTGATGATCTTGACCGACGACGGGGTGTGCCATCCGTTGATCGTCACCGTCAGGCTGTTGTCGGGGCGCAGCGTGCCGACTCGCGTGCTGTATGCCTTGAGGAGAATATCCTCGCCGGACATCGTCGCCCATATCTCGGGACGTTTGTTCACCTTGAGCTCGTTCTTGCGCCCTCGGTTCTTGGTCGTGATGGTCTCACGCAGACTTGTGTACCTTAGTAGCATGGTTCTACTCCTTGATTGAGCGCAGCTGATCCGCAGCTGCCACGGTGTTACTGTGAGAAACTCACAGCTTGATGTTGTCGCCGAACGGACACTCGTCGGCGGTTGTTACGGTGATGTGCGGAGCCACCCGCTCCTCGAACACCCCTTTCTTGACCCACTTGTTTATCGTTGATGGGCAAACCCCTGCGAGCCGCGCCCATCCTGTAAGGTGATGTGTTGTACCTTGCACTGTCAGCCAGCGGTTCTGCCGCGGGTTTGCCCCTTGCTCGAGCGGTGTAGCCCACCGACAGTTGTCGGGTGAGTACGGGCCGTTGTTGTCCCGCCGGTCAAGCGACTTCCCTTCCGGCTTGAGCCCCATGTCACCCAAGAAGTTGGAGAACGTCCGCCACCTGTCACACACGGTAATCCCGCGACCTCCATACTTTGGGTATGCCTTGTCGTTCGGGTTCGTACAGCGTTGAGTCATCGCCTTCCAGATGCGATGCTCCGGCGTATTGCAAGCCCCGTGGACAATCTGGTGGTATGGCTCAAACCCTACGTACTGCCCACACCCACAGGACTTGGTGTTCCCAGACCGGAGCCGCCCTGTGGTGACGACAGTGACCTGCCCACAATCACAGGCGCACTCCCACGCAACGTTCCGCCCTTCGTGCACCCCTTGGCGGGTCACAACCAGCCGCCCAAACCGCCGACCGATCAAACACTTTTTCGCAGGCATTAGTCCATCCTTATAACGTCCCCCCACGGAGGTATGACATCGGTCGTGAGGCACCATATCACCGGAAACTCAGGCGGCTCGGGGTCGTAGGGGGTTTCGCCGTCCGAGAGCCATATCATAACAACAGGTAGTGTATCACACTCACCGGCGAGCTTTGTAGCTGGCCTCAAGTCCGTACCACCACCCCCATGTACGTCAGCCTTGAGCTTCTCGCCATCTGCGTAATGGTCGACCGCCGTCACGCGCGCATCGCACTGGATCACGGTCACGCACTCGGGCTTGCACTCGTCGCATATCGACTGGACCTCGTCGAGAAACTCTCCGACGCGGGCGACGATACTTCCGCTTGTGTCGATACCCACCACCACGCGCCCCATGCCGGGGTTGTGCAGAGCCGGCAGGTACATGCCCTGTGCCAAGAACCTGCGCTGCCCACGGTTCCACGACTGGTCGTTCTTCAAGACCTGAGTCATGTACCGGCGCAACTCCTCCCGCCAGTCGACCTTGGGTGCGAGTGCCTGCTCGACCAGACCTGCGAGAGACGCGGGGAGTGCCCCTTGAGCTTTGGCTTGGTTCGCGGCTTGCGTTATGCGTACCTTCGCCTCCGCCTCGGACTGCTGCCTCTCCTGCTCGTTACCGGGGGCGTCCATGCAGTCATCGAACTGGTCGCCGTCACCTTGACCTGAACCTTGGCCGTCGTCGGGCGGCGGGTCGGGGAGCTTGTTATAGATTTCCTCGAACGCCTGCCCCTTGTACTGCGTACCATCGAGCCCCTCGGGCGGGAGCGAGAACCCTGCCTCGGCGATGATCGGATTGATCGCCAAGTCCATCGCTTGATTCGCCTTCTTGTGATTGCGCGAGCCCTTCCGCCACGGGTGCAGCATGGCAACGTGCATGACCTCGTGCACAAGAACTCCGCAGACTTCCTCAACAGACCATCGCGTGATCGCGTCGGGGTGGACGAACACAGACTTGCCGTTGGTAGCGGCAGTCGGCGGCTTGAGGCTAGCGTCTATCTTCAGGTCCATGCCCAGCAGGACAGATGCGAAGAACGGTGACCTCATGACCACGCGGGTCCGGGCCTTGGCCAGCTTGTCGTTAACGATGCTCATTCTTTTCTCCTTAAGTTCACCTGCAGTTCATCGGCCAGCTTCATCAGCCGGGTCTCGGTTCTCGCCGCGCGGGACTGGATATCCTTGAGCCTTGTGAGAATCTCACAGAGGATTTCGTAGATGATGTTCATAAGATGCTCCTGTGATCGAGCCGGAGGCGAGTCCCATCGGTGTCGTAGAGGATGTTCATCAATCCTCCTTCGCTTCGAGAAACGCGGCGTACGTTTCGGGACAGTATCCGTCGCCGATGATCCCCCGCTTAGTTTTGACCCATGCCTTGTACTCGTCACGGCCCTTGCCGTCAGTCGGCACGTCGTCGATGAACGGCTTGTCGAGCGGGCTTACCTGCGCATCCATGCGTGTCGGGATATACGCGCCTTGGTCCTCCTCGACCTTGACCGCACCGGACTCGATCATCAGGGCCATGATCTCCGTGGCCGTCCTTACCGGCAGGACGTACTTGCCCCAGTACCCGAGGTGCAGGAGGACGAGGTTTTGTGAGATTCTCACAGGCTTGGCCATGATCAGTCCTCCCACACATCAGCGTGGTCGACGGCGTAGCGGTTGAACGCCTTCGTGAGCTGGAGGGATTGCGTGCGACGTACCGCGTCCTTGACCAGCATCATGCCGTACTCGTTCGGCAGACGGTTCGCGTACTTCACTATGTTGTCGAAGTTACCCGTCTTGGCCCGCTGTGCGAGCGCCGCCGCCACCGCGTACTGCACGTCGACCTCGGTCGGTATCGGCGCGCTGTCAGGGTTCATTATGATCCCGTCGATATTCGGCATCCTCTCCCATGTGCGCATGAACGCCTCGACCTCCGCCGCCGGCCCCTCACCCACGGTTCCGGCGATCATCGCGTACCGTACTGCTATCGGCACGTTCTGGCTCACGATCTCGCAGACGGTTTCCCATGAGCGCGGAGTGGCGAACGCCACGTCCCCCTTGGCCGGGTCGAACGTGTTCAGCAGATCAGGTTTCAGGCGCAGGAACGCTATCGGCAGCGGGTTCAGGTCCTTGCCCCATGCCCACTTGCACCACGGGTCCAGCTCGGCGATCAGCTCCACGTGCATGAGCCGGTTGGCCAACGGTGTCGCCATCTTGTTAGCACCACCACGGTCAGTCTGCCTGTTGCTCGCCATGATTACCCTGACGTTCGACATGAGCTTATGTTCACCAACGGCGCGGTCGAGGACCAGCTGGAACGCGACGGACTGAACCGCCGGCAGGGCCTGCATCGCCTCATCGAGGAACAGGTAGATCGGGCGGCTCGGGTCGAACGCAGAGTTTCCCTCGAACGGCAGCACCGCCGGCGGGTTCCACACCGTGACCTCGTCGACGACGGACGGGATGCCCCTTACGTCGACCGAATCCCACATGGAGAGGCGGATATCCACCAGCTGGGCGTTATCCTCGGCAGCGATCTGCTGCATGATGCTTGACTTGCCGATACCGGGGCCTGACCAGACCATCAGGGGCTTGTTCATGTTGATGGCCGTCTTGATGGCCAGCATGGTGTTTGTTGCATTGAGTTGCAGCATGGTGATTCTCCTAAGTAAGTGTCACGAACCCGTCGTGACTGCGGTTTGTTGCGAAGACGTTGTGAGATTCTCACGCCCCGAACGTGTTCTGGTTACGCACGAGGCTGATCAGCCTGACGAAGTGCTTGGCCCAGTAACACTGTTTCACCGGGTCGGTGGTCGCCATTTCGCAGGCGAAAATCTTGCGCGCCAGATGGTTGAATTGCCGTTGCTTCATGGTGATTCCTTTCGTTACATAAGTGCAAGCATTTGACGGTAGCCTGCGTCACCGCTTAAAGGCGCTGTGAGAACCTCACAACGACCTTAAGCCCCAAGGGGCATCTCCCTGCCACCGTGTTTAGGCCACAGGCGTGGCCATGCACAGTCGAACCGTCGCCTCCCGGCGGGGAACAGGGTAGTATCGCTACTGCCAAGGCGACGAGTCGTCGTCGGTATGTTGTCCATCGTGGCAGCTTCTATCTCGCCTCGCCGGGGATCGCTCCTGCACCCCGTGGCCCGCCATGCACGTTTCACACATGGTAGATTGGTATGTGGCATGACTCCGGCCATCACCCTTGCTGCTCTTGCGCCCTTCGACTCGTTGTGAGTTTCTCACAGCCCTGCTTGAGGTGGTCGCGACTGCTCCACCCATTAATACTATTATAGCATAGGTGGAGGGTCTGTGTCAAGTAGTTGAACGGAATCAATAGCTTGGACGTGTCCGGCGAGGCTTGCGGGGTGCAGGGTTTCCGGCCTTCTGGATCACCGTCACCTTCCACTCCTTGAAAAGCTTGTCGAACGCAAAGACCAAGGTCGTGATCGGCACAGCCTCCAACGGTTGAGGTGCCACGACTTCGAGCAGGCCACCGGGCATCCCGCTAATATAAAACTGGTTGGCGTAGGTCGGATCGTCGTCCGGATACTGCTGCATCATCGGCTTGGGTGTCCGATACCGGAACTTGCCCTTCAGGTCAGATCGCAGGCGCGACATACGAATACCTGCCATTCCATAGTTTACATAGCTTGATATCCACTCTGCTTCTGGAACTACTTTAGCTAGTATTTCGCGAGGCTGTCCAAACAACGGGGTGGCGTGCTGGTTGGTCGTGAGTTCGTTCTCGGTGTAGGCCACGAGTTTGCTGACGGCGATGAGTTGCTTGGCCAGCCACTCCCGAGTTGAAGCCGAGGGCTTGACCGTGAATGTCGTTTCGAGGGCGTTGTAGTCGCGCATGATTGGTTCCTTAGCGGTTGGTGGAGTTTGCATGATAGCACAAGCTCAGGGATACGCAAGGTATTTTTACGCTGTACCAGTAGTACAAGGTAAAGGGGATTTTGGTACGAAAAACAAGGCGATATTCAAGCTGTACCGTAAGTACCGTAAGTACCAGCACATGTAGAACTGGGTTTGACGTTTTTAAGAGAGAGGTTGTAAGCGAATATACCTATGAAGAAACCTAAGATAGGGTCGCCAAGGGGTCGCGTGACGAACACACTGCTTTTAACCTTCTTGTAATTATTGTATATATGGTACTTACTGAATATACTAAGGAGGCCAAAGCCGGTTTCCCCCATATGGCCACTAAAGCCGGTCACCGTTCTTGAGCGTGGTATAAAGTAGTTGTTTTAGTACCTTGTAAAGATACTTCTTGCACACCTTGAATATACCTTTGTGAGAATCTCACACCCCCGTGGCGTTGCCGTGCCGGGTACTGTCCCTCCGATGTGCGGCCAACATCGTCTATAAATCTTCAGTAGTACTACTGACGTTTCCACCACCGTGATGCTAACGTGCAGCTGCCGTGCAGGGTACTGTCCCGCTACCGGCAGGACCGGTTGTGAGAATCTCACAGAAAAGCTGGACGAAAAAAAGCCCGCCGGAGCGGGCTGTTAGGGTTTGCCGGATTTTACTTTTTGCCGACCGTGGCCGTCGTGAGCTTGGAGCTGATCATCGCAAGGCATTCCGCGAATTTCGCGCGATCCCCAGCTGGCAGGAAGGTGTTAGCCAGTTCGGCCACGCGCGATATCGCTGCAGCATTCGTCACTTCGGTTTTTGGCTTCGCATCGCTGGGCTTCGCATCGCTGGGCTTCGCATCGCTGGGCTTTGCAACCTTGACCGAAACCACGCCCGCCTTGTCCAGCGAATATCCGGCCTTGCCGCGAACCGCGTCTGTCATAAGCCGGCGGACTTTCGATTGTATGTCCTTCGTTGCGCCGGTGTAGGCGGGGTCCGCAAGCAGCACTTTATATGCGACTTCGTAAGCGATCATGTTGGTCATGGTAGAGCATTCGACGAAGCCCACATAAGCCCGCAGCGCATCGCCCGCCTTAAGGCCGGAGGAAATGGCCGCCCCAGCGGCCTTAATGACAACGGCAGCAGTAACTTGTTTGGTGGTTGCATTCATGATGTCTTTTCCTTTAAGTAAGTTCTGCATAACGTTATGCAGTGACTACATTATAACACGCTTTCCCCCATATGCGGAGGATTCGAGCTTTGTGAGAATCTCACAGCAAGGCTTGAGAGAATCTGGCGAGCGACCCATGCCGGGGGGCCGGGGGGCAAATCGTTTTCGTGGTGTGGGAGGGGGCGCGCCACTCCCACGATCACTAAAAAACGAGAGGGGGGAGTGGGGGCTATCAAAAATCACTTGATTTTAAGGTGTTCTTCGCGTAAAGTCCTACCTACACGCACACCCCGGAGAGTCGCCATGTTAGGAAAACGATTTGGAAAACTTGTAGTTTTGGAGAAGCTCAGGTCTCACCCTCAGATAAAGAAAGACGGGTACTACCGTTGCCGCTGTGACTGCGGCACCATTTGTGAGGCCCGAGCGACCTCGTTACGCAAAGGGCACAAGCGGTCATGTGGCTGTCTCGCTGCGATTGCACAATCGTCGCCGTGGGTAGGCCGCGCCGTCGGTCAGCTCACGGTAGTGGAAAAACTTGAGGGTAAGCGCTACCGTTGTGTGTGCGCTTGCGGGAGAGAAATCGTGTCAACCAGCATGTGGAGTCGCAACAAGACCGCCGAGGCGGGAGGGGAGGTTAACTGCCGTGGTCCGGCTCACAGTATTGTGAGGGGGCCAAAGATACCTAAACCTAGAGGGTGTGCCAGCAAGCATGAGCTGTACAGCGTGTGGCGAGGGATAATGACGAGGTGTCTGAATGTATCGTCGCCCGCCTACCCTGTGTATGGCGGGCGAGGTATCACAATTTGCTCTGATTGGGCGAACGATTTTTGGGCTTTTGCGGTATACGTAGACAGCGTGCTTGGTGTGAGGCCGTCGTCTGGCCACTCGATTGATAGGGTAAATAACAATTCAGGGTATGAACCTGAAAATATCCGCTGGGCGACGAGCCTAGAACAAGGCCGAAACACTAGGAATTGTCGCCCGTTTCGGTATAAAGGTGTTTTGTGGCCTGCTCATACAGCCGCATTTGACGCGTGGGTTGCTGACGGGCGACCGGATTGTTGGGAGTTTCGTACAGCTAGTATGTCAAGGCGACTTAATGGTCAGCTGTCCGCAAAAGAGAGGGGGGAAGCTAGAGAGGCAGCTGATGCCCTCTCTATGGTGCTACACAAAGAAAAACAGATAGCACGCGGTGTAGAAAAGCAGGCACAGCGAAAAGCTCGTCTGGATAAGTTGTTGCGTCCCGCGAAAGTGTTAGGCGACGTGCTGCGGTTGAGGGGGTTGGTGGCTGTAACGCTGGCCGATGTGGATGTGTTGGTGACGTTGTGCTTGAATCGAGGAGTTGCCCCTACGCGGCACTATCAGATAACCAGCTTACAGATAGCAGCTAGGGCCGCAGCACGTATGCCGCATATGTTCTCTGTAGATTCGTCCGGAGACTGGTGTAGGGAAGTACGCCTATTGTCTCACCCTCATGCCGTCGAGCCTGCACTTTCGTCGGTGACCTGCACTTTCGTCGGTGACCTGCACTTTCGTCGGTGACCTGCACTTGACTCACCCAAATCTCACCCCTATACTGCCGCCATGACAGCCAAACATTGTCCCCAGTGTGACCGCGACGTACCTCTCGCTGACTTCCCCAACAACTCGTCACGTGTCGACGGTAAGGGAGGGTGGTGCAAGCAGTGCATGAGGGAGTACACACGTGTGTGGAAGCTCAAGAATCCGGAAACCAACCGCCTGCACGCCCGCATATATCACCAGAACAAGAAACTGAGGGCCCAGTGAACGACTCCGAGCTGGACGATCTGCTGCCAGAAGACCCAGACGCCGAAACAGTGGCGGTTGAAGCACTGGCCAAGACGCTGGCACCACTGCCGCAGCCTCGGGATGACCCGTCGACACCCCCCTACCCCCGTGGACTCATCCTCGACCTGCTACTGAAGACCCGCCCTATCCCTGATTTGCTCGTAGCGTACAAAATCTCGGTGGAGGAGTTCAAGAGTCTCACCCAGCACCCTGTTTTCCGGCAGGATATGCAGGATATGAAGGAAAAGCTGCGTGAGGAGGGGTTTTCCTTCCGCGTAAAGGCTCAGGCACAAGCCGAGCAGTACCTGCAAGCCGCGTGGGTGATGGTGCATGACGCTGCCACACCTGCAAATGTCCGCGCCGACCTGATAAAGTGGACCACAAAGGTAGCCGCGCTCGAACCCAGCCCGCAGTCCATCGCCAGCGACATGAGTAAGTCTCTCCCACAGATGGCCCAAGCACTGAAAGACATGCCGGCGGACGAGTTGGAGATGCGGGTGTACCAAATAATCGCCCGAAAGGCGAAAGCCTCCGCCCCTGAAGGCGTGACGTACGATGCCGCCTAGTCCTGACCTCGACGATATCGACCTGACCCAGTTTCCTGCTGGGGAGCGCGTGGTGATCGAGGAATGGCTGCGCCGCCGCACTATGCAGGCCAAAGGCCAGTCGTTCATTGAGTACGTGAGACATATTGCTCCGTGGTTCGTTTGGGAAGAGGCTCATATTGCCGTGGCAGAAAAGCTGCAAGCGGTGGCGGACGGCGAGATAGATCGTTTGATGCTGTTCATTGCACCGAGAACGGGGAAGTCCCAGATGGCGTCGGTGTTCTTCCCGACGTATTTCATAGGTAACAACCCCAGCAAGCAGATCATGCAGGTTGGCCACAGTGCCACGATGTCGGAGGGCTTTGGTCGGGAAGCGCGGAACATCCTGACGACCTCGGAGTATGCCGAGGTGTTTCCCGGCACCCGCCTCTCAAAGGACAGCCGCAGCGTCAGCGCGTGGGCGACGACAGAAAACGGAAAGTACAGCACCGCCGGCGTGGACACAGGTATTGCAGGTAAAGGGTGGGCACTCGGTATCCTCGACGATCTGTTGAACGAGAAGACGGCGATTTCGCGCACAGCAAAAGAAGGGATTTGGAACTGGTACGGCCCGGGGTTCTATTCCCGGCAAATGCCTCGCGACTACGTGACCAGTAAAGGTAGTGCCATAATAAACATCCAAACCCGCTGGAGTGTAGACGATCTCGCGGGCCGGCTGTTGGCACAGCAGGCGATAAATTCGGAAGCGGATAAGTGGGAGGTGTTGTCGATACCGGCTATCCTCGACGAGCAGTCAGCGGCCCTCTTGACGCGAATCAGTCACGCACCACAGTACAGAAAGTACCTGCCCGACACACCGATCACGTTCCACCCCGGCGACTCGTATGCCCCCCGGCGATTCCCGTACGCCGACCTGATGCGCACGAAGCACGGGTCGACGATGAGCCCCCGCGCGTGGAGTGCGCTGTACCTGCAGAACCCGGTGGCGGAAGAAGGCGGGTTGCTGCGCGCGGATTGGTGGAAGAAGTGGCCAGAGAAGAAGCCCATGCCCGCGATGACGTACATATTCCAGTCCTACGACGTGGCGTCGGAGACGGCGGCACACAACGACTTCACGGCGCGTACGACGTGGGGGATGTTCAAGCGCCCTGACGATGGGCGGATGTGCCTGATGGTCGTGGAGTACACACTGCATAAACTGGACTTCCCCGCGCTGCTGGAGAACGCACTGGCCAGCTACAACGAGTACAAGCCTGACCGGGTCATCGTAGAAAAGGCGTCGAGCGGTATCCCGCTGTACCAAGAATTTAGAAAACGAGGTATTCCGGTCTCACCCATAAAGCCGCTTGGGACGAAGTACAGCCGTGCGGATGCAGCGACTATCCCCTTGAGCCAAGGTGTGGTGTACCACCCCGACCGGCGCTGGGCGGCGAACCTGATCGACGTATGTGCGGCGTTCCCTGCCGGCGCGGAGGATGACTCGGTCGACAGCACGACGATGGCGCTCAACTACGCACGGCGTATGTTCCTCCTCGAAACTCCCGATGATGTCGAAGACGATGACGACGATGTGGACGACGCTCCGAAAAGAAGCTACGCTAGGCGGCAGAGCCGCCTGCCGATGGCGGCATAGGAGAAGATTATGGCTGACCCTCGCCGACCGAAAGAGCGTAACCCGTCGCTGGAGGAACTCGTGTATTTCCTGCAGAACCCGCAGGTGGCGGGGTACATGGCCCCGGAAGGGGGGGACGGCGTTGTGCTCAACCCCGCGCCCCGACTGGACATGGAGAAGCAGGCCGTGTACGACAACGAGACGCTGCGGCACACCTTCCGCAAAGAACCTACCAACGTGAAACTGACCCCCGAACAGACGGCGATGCTGGACGAAACATCGTACCGGAACGCCTCGGACCAGAACCGTGCGGCTACGATCATGGCGCGTCTGATGTCTGGCGACCCGTCTGGCGGCAAACCGAGTTTCGAGCAGGACGCCGAGATGTGGAACCGCCGCAATCCGCTGCGCAAACCGGGGGCCATCAGTCAGGCGCTGCGCCCACCGGTGGGCAAGTTCGACCCTGAAGGATCGGGGTACGACTACAAAACAGCGCTTCGACACGACATGGAGCCGGAGGACGGAGGGCACTGGGGGTCTGTTGCACCTGCCCCCAACGTGGCTCCTGACGCATACCAGATGCTCAAAGGCGCTGGTCACGACACATGGGGTAAAGGTGTGTTCGGTGAGGCCCAGCGAGGCAGTAAAGTTGTGAAGATCGGAGACCGGTATTACTCGGTGCCGAACGACCACCCAGTTAAACGATAAGGAAACGATCATGTTCTCTACCAGCCAAACCCCCGACGAAATCGAGATGCCCGCCGAGATGCTCCTCGAAGAAATGATTCCGCTTGAAGAGCGGGAGGAGATTACCATCGACCCAGAGACAGGAGAGATCATCGAGGAGTCGCTGTCGGTCTCGATGGGTATCATCGACACCCTGCCGTTCAACACCAACCTTGCCGGGGTGCTCAACAAGGAAGAGCTGGAAGAGATCGGTGCGGATATCGTCGAGCGGGTGGACGCGGACAAGGAGTCCCGCAAGAAGTGGTACGACACCTTCACGCAGGGGATGAAGGCCCTCGGCGTGTATTGCGCAGATGACGAGGCAGACACAGGCATTACTCGGGTGACCCACCCCCTCCTCGTTGAAGCGGCGACCCAGTTCCAAGCGCGCGCGATGGCAGAGCTGCTCCCTCCCGGCGGGCCGGTGAAGTCGCAGATTGTGGGACAGAAGACCCCCGAGGTAGTGGCGCAAGGGGAGCGCGTCGAAGCGTACATGAACTACCAGCTGACCGTCGAGGACAGAGGGTATTACGAGGAGCGGGACCAGATGCTGTACCTGCTGCCGTTCTCAGGCAGCGAGTTCGACAAGCAGTACACCGACCCGGTGACCGGCAAGAACATCAGCCGATGGGTGCGCTGTGACAACTTCATCGTGCCATACGACACGAAGTCCCTTGAGTCGGCATCCCGCTACACCCATGCAATCCCGATGACGCACAACGAGTACCGCCGCGCGGTCAAGGCGGGGTTCTACTCTGCCGACTTGCTGGAGGATGGGGAATACGGACAGATTGACGAGGGGGACGAGGCTCCGCTGACGGAAGTGCTGACGGACTTGGACGGGCAGGAGAAGCCCGCCGCTCGCATGGACGGCGACAAGCAGCATGTGTTCTACGAGTGCCATATCGACTACGACCTGCCGAACTACGAGGAAGATATTGCGCTGCCGTTCATCATCACGGTGGACAGCGCGACGAAGAAAGTGCTAGGTATCCGCCGTAACTGGCGGGAGGCTGACGAGACCAAGACCAAGAGGATTTGGTTCACCCATAAGAAGTTCCTGCCCGGATTCGGGTTCTACGGGTTCGGCCTGCTCCATGCCATCGGCAACCTCGGTGAAGCCGCGACGGAAATTCTGCGCATTCTGCTCGACTCGGGGGCGTTCGCGACCCTGCAGGGAGGGTTCAAGTCCAAGGATGCGAAACTGCCGGGGGATGTGGTCCTCGAACCGGGTGTCTGGCAAGACTGCGAGATGACGGCAGAAGAATTGAGCCGTGCGTTCTACACACCGCCGTTCAAAGAGCCCAGTCAGGTGCTCAACGCACTGCTTGGTACGATCACACAGCTTGGCCAGCGGTTCGCAGCTACGACCGAGACGATGGTGGGGGATGCCGCGACGACGGGCCCGGTGGGGACGATGGTTGCTCAGATCGAGCAGGGCAGCAAAGTGTTCAGCGGAATCCACAAGCGGCTGCACTATGCGTTCGGCACCGAGTTTATCCACCTTGCAGAGTTGAATGGCGAGACCCTCCCCGAGATGTACCCGTACGTCCCTGCAGATGGCCAGCAGAACGTCCTGCGACAGGACTTCGATGGGCGGGTAGATGTGGTGCCGGTCTCCGACCCGAACATTTTCAGCAGTGCGCAGCGGATCGCGATGGCACAGTCGGCGTTGCAGTTGGCTCAGTCCATGCCTGATCTTGCGGATCGCCGTGCCGCTGCGGTGGGACTGCTGACCGCGATGCGGTTCCCCAACCCCGAGGGGATATTCCCGAAACCTGCCGAGGCACAGCGGCTTGATCCGGTGACGGAAGGCAGCGTGTACATGGTCGGGCGACCGATCAAACCGTTCCTCGAACAGAATCACCAAGCCCATATTCAAGTGCACATGGGGCAGATGCAGGGGATGCCGAAAGAGAAAGCGCCGGGGATGAGTTCGCACCTGATGGCGCACATGGCGATGGCAGCGTACATGCAGCTGTCCCAGATGATGGCGCAGCAGGGCGCGCAGATGCCACCGGTGAACTGGAACGCAGGTCCGACCGAGCCGATGGGACAGGAACTCCCGCCGCAGATCGAGACGCAGATTGCCCAGATGGCGGCGCAAGCCATGCAGCAGTTCATGCAGCAGCAACAACAGCAGGCGCAAGCGCAGCAACCCCAGCAGGCGCAGCAACCCAACCCGCAGCAGGAAGAAGCGTTCAAGCAAGCGGCGTTCGACGCGGAGGAAAAGCGCAAGCAGATGGCGTTCGATGCCGAGCAGCAACGCAAGAACATGGGGACGCAGAGCGAAGAGCAGCGGAAGAACGTGGTGATGTCGCAAGACGTGGACAGGGAAGACGCCCTCGCAGGGGTGTCCCCCGAGCTGGTGAAGCAGGCCAACGAGTTCATCAAGACTGCAGGACTGCAGATGTCCCCGAGGGAACTTGCCCTGTTGGCCAAGACGCTGGGCCAACCGTTCTCGCAAGTAGTTCAGGCGATAAGCCGCATGTCTATGGCGGGTCAGGGCGGCGGGCCGGCTCCGATAGCGCAAGGGATCAACCAAACCCAAGCGAGGTTCGTGTAATGCTGATCATCACCAAATCAAAAGCGCAGAGACAAGCCGAGGAGAAGCGGCAGTACGTCAAGGAGGAAGCACGAGCGCTTGATGGCATGGTTACTGCGCGCACCGGGCGACCCGGTGAACGAGAAGAGTACCCCGATCTTGGGGCGGCTTATTGGGCGCGGCGCACTGCTCTAAACGAATTCAAATAAGGAGAAGCGATGAGACTGGAACAACTGCAGATCGTCCTGCGGGACGAGATAGGCAAGGAAATGAGATCGGCGGCTGACAAGATGTCGGCAGGCCGCGCAGTGGACTACGCAGGGTATCGGCAGCTGGTCGGGCATATCCAAGGACTGGCGGCAGCGATAGATAGAGTTGATGCCGTGTTCAAACAGTTTTATGACGACGAAGGAGAGTGAGGTGGAGCACGACCCCACAGGGCTGAAGGCAAAGCGGCGCGCGAGTGGTCGCGAAGCGTGGTTGCAGAAAGTGGAGAAGTCGAAATGGCTCCCGGGGCTTTTCCGTTACCGCATCGGTCACCCGCGCGCGGGTTGGCGGGACGTGCCTTGGTGCAAGCCTTGGGCGGAGGATGTACGCCTGATTATGACGTGGAACACCAAGCTGTATTCGGATTGGTTCGCCTACCAGAAACTGCGACTGGAAAGGTGGCGTGCAGCACGGAAGACTCGCAGCGACCTGAAGTATTACGAAGGAGAGTGATTTGAGTAACCATGACGAAGGCAATTCTGGCTGGAGCAACGAAGACACAGAGCTGCCCGAAGGGTTTGAGGAAGACCTGCCCCTCCCTACATTCTGGAGGGTGATCATCGCGCCGACGCGCCCCAAGGAAGTTTCCAAGGGAGGCATCGTGCTGGCGCTGGCGAATCAGGATGCGCAGGAGATTCTCAACTGCATTGGCAAGGTCGTTGCCTTGGGGCCAATGGCGGGCAAGCATGAGCGACTCGGTGGAGATGGGACGAATACCGGCCCCGGATTTCCAAAAGTTGGCGAGTACGTCGCGTTTGGGCGGTTCGCAGGACTTCGGCTCGTGCATCGCGGAGTGAAGCTACTTCTGGCCAACGACGACGAGATTTTGGCGATTGTGCCAAACCCCGCAACCCTGCAAACATCGAAATAAGGAACGATCATGGTCACTGAAAACACGGAACTGGAAACAGAGTTTGAGGAAGCGGACGAGCTATTGGACGACGCCGACCTCGAAGTTGTTGTTGATGAGTCGGAGGAAGACCCCCCTGCAGAGGAAGCTCCTGCAGAGGAAGCTCCTGCGGAAGAGGCGGAGCCCGACACCGAGCCCGACACCGAGCCCGACACCGAGGAAGAGCAGGACGCCGAGCTTGCGGCGATGCCTGACAAGGTGAAGAAGCGCTTCATGCGCGAGAAGCGCCTGCGCGACACAATCATCCAAGAGCGCGAGCAGATTCGCACGGCGGCGATTCAGGTGGCGACGTTTGCCAAGCAGCGAGAGGACGAGGTGGCGGGGCTCAAGCGGCAGAATGCGTCTTTGCAGAAGCAGTTCGCTGAAACGCTCGACTACGCCTACGATAGGGACATCAGCATCACGGCGTCCGAGATTCGCCGTGCCAAGGAAGACGGCAACTACGACGCGGAACTGAAGCTGCAAGGTGATCTGGACAAGCTGCGATTCCAGCAGAACCAGCTGCGGCAGGTGAAAGCGACGCTACCGGAGCCCGAAGCGGCAGTACAGGCTCCACAACCACAGCAGCCGCAAGTACAGGCTCCACAACAGCAAGCAGAGCCCCAGCAACGCGGAGCGCCGCCATCTCCCCTCGCGGTCAAATGGATCAATAACAACAAAGCGTGGTTCCTCAACCCGAAGTTCAAGGCACATCACAGCTTCGTTCGTACTATTGATTCCGAGATTGTTGCCGAAGGCTACGATCCGCAGTCGCCGGAGTATTACAAAGAGCTGGATCGGAGGGTCGACGAGGCGTTCCCGGCCCTGCGCAAGAAGCCCAAGACTGTCGCGTCTCCTGTGGGGGCGGTAGGCAACGCGCCTGCAAGCAACAGCTCAAGCCGCACCATCAAACTGGGCCGAAGCGATCTCGAAAACATGCGCCGTTACGGCCTCGACCCAACCAACAAGGAGCACCTCCGTGAATACGCCCGCTCGAAACGTGCCGCTTGAATCAGGCATTCCCATCCCCCCAAACACCAAAAAAGGACCGAAAATGGACCGCACCCTGCAACAAGAACGTAGCGCCCCTCCCGTTCACGAAGCCCGTCAGTACGACACATGGGATGATGTCGATGTCCATGCCGAGGAAGACAAACCTTGGGTTCGCCCGACCAGTCTCGAAGCACCCCCGCCGCGTCCCGGCCTTGTCCAGCGATGGATTCGCGTCGGCAGCATGGGGCAGGACGACCCCATCAACACCGCGCGCAAGTTCCGCGAAGGCTGGAAACCGCGTCCGGCATCGTCGATCCCCGCCGGCTGGCACACCCCGTCGATCAATCACGGCAAGTGGGCCGGGTGTATCGGTGTCGAAGGGATGCTGCTCTGCGAGATGCCCGAGAAGATGGTGGCCAAGCGCAACAAGCACTATCGCGACAAGACTGACCTGACGACGAACAACCTTGCCGCCGAGCTGCAGAAGCATTCCCGCGCAGACATGCCGATCACGCAGGATCGGAAGTCCACGACCCAGATGATCCGGGTGAAAGACGATGAGTAATTGATTTCCGCTCGCAGACCGGGTATAGTCTGCGTACTCCTTGGACGGAGAAATAGAACGGATGCTTCACATGCACTCTGGCGGGTCGTTCCCCGTTCGTCCAACTCCTTCGGGAGAGAGTGCAGGTGAAGCATTTTCTTTTGGAGAAGCACATGAACCAAGTAGCGACAGTCAACTCAAGCGGCACCAGTAACCTGACCTCTGTAGAGATCGCGGAACTGACGGGGAAGCGGCACGCAGATGTGATGGTCGACATCAAGAAGATGCTGGAACAGCTTCAAATTCCGCCAACGGAGTTTTCCGTTGGCTATACAGATCAACAAGGTAAGCCCCGTCCTTGCTTCTCCCTCCCTCCCCGCGAAGTGAAAATCCTCATCACTGGATACGACGTGGTTCGTCGTGCAAAAGTGATCGACCGGTTGGAGCAACTGGAGGCCGGTGTCAGACCCAAGGATTTTGTGGCGGCGCTTCGCGCCTACGCCGACGAGGTGGAGCAAAAAGAGCGGCTACAGCTTCAACTGCAACAATCTGAGGTGCGCACCACGGCTCTTGAAATCACATTGGACCGCGCAGAGCACCACGCTAGTGTGAAGAAGATGGAGGCCAGATACGGTCGCAGTTTCCCGTGGCAACCCCTGAAGGACCACTCGCGTATGCACGGGTACGACATGCCGAAGGTTTTTGACCAGAACTACGAGCGCGGGGTCAACGCATATCACGACGATGTGTGGATGGCTGTATACCAAGTAACCACCAGAGCACACAAAATAACCGCTTGACAACGTAAAAAATAGTCGGTAGGCTGCGCCCCACACAGTAGTTTTGATGTCCCAAATTACTGGCGGGGCGCAGATGCCGATTATTCCTTCTGTGCAGATGACGGGGCGAAACAGCTTTTTCATTTGACACAAAGGAGAACTATTTTGGCAAATACTGACGCGCCGCGCGGGTTTGTACCCGTAGGCCACAAAGGTGGTGGCGATATTCGCACCGCCGAATTCCAAGTCAAATATGACTACGCCACCGCGATTTATACCGGTGATTCCGTCATCTTCACATCCGGTTACGTGACCATCGGCGCGCAAGACTCCTCCGCTGTGCTCGGCGTGTTCGCTGGCTGCGAGTACCGCGACAACTCCGGCAACGTCGTTTTCTCGAAATACTGGCCCGGTGTTGCCCTGACCGACACGGCAGCTGTTGTTAAGGCGCTTGTCTATGTTGATCCGGACATCCTGTACGAAGTGCAGACCGACACCGGCACGACTAGCTCTATTGCCAGCGTGGGTGTTGCCTACGACATGGAAGCCGACCACAGCGGTTCGACCTTGACTGGACAATCAGGCCAAGAAATCGACATCAGCGATACCGGCACCGGCCAGTGGATGGTCTACGGTCTGGCCGCAAAAGCGGATAACGCTTGGGGCATCAACGCCAAGGTTATTGTGTTCAACAACGTGCCTATCATGGCCTAATCAAGGAGAACGATCATGGCTATGAATCGCGCACTCATCAAAAAGCAACTCCAAGAAGGGCTTGATGCCGTCTTCGGTCTGGAATACAAACAACAACCCGAAGGCTGGCGTGAGTTCTGCTCCGTCGCCAAGGAGTCCAAGAAAGCCTACATCGAGCAGGTTCTGATGTCGGGTCTGGGCGGCGGCGTGGTCAAGGCTGAAGGCTCTGGCTACACGTTCGACGAAGGCTCGGAAGGCTGGGTTGCCCGTCTGGTGTTTGAGACTGTCGCTCTGGCAGTTGCGATCACCGAAGAAGCCCAAGAGGACGACCTCTACGCCGACCTCGGCAGTCAGATGGCCAAGGCCCTTGCCCGTTCGATGCAATACACCAAGAACGTCAAGGGGGCCAACATGCTGAACTACGCTTTCACCGCAGGCTACACTGGCGGCGACGGCAAGGTTCTGCTGGCCACTGACCACCCGCTGATGGGTGGCGGAACTCTGGCCAACACCCTCACGACTCAGGCGGACTTGTCCGAGACGGCGCTGGAAGATATGCTGATCCTGATTGGGGATGCTGTTGACGAGCGCGGCCTGCCGGTGCACATCACTGCCAAGAAGCTGATCACCCCGACCGAGCTGCAATTCACCGCGCAACGTCTGCTGAAGACAGATGGCCGAGTTGGCACGGCTGACAACGACATCAACGCCCTGAAGAGCATGGGGCTGATCGCTGGAGGCTTCTGCAGCAACGTTTACCTGAGTGATCCGGATGCATGGTTCATCACCACTGATGCCGAAAACGGCCTGCAATATGTTGAGCGTTCCGCCTTGAAGAAGAAGATGGACGGCGACGACAACACCGGCAACATCAGGTATCGTGTGCGTGAGCGCTACGGCTTCTTCTGGGGTAACCCACGCGGCTTGTATGGTTCGAGCGGCGCTTGATGCCAGCAGCATAACGTAAGACTAGGAGCCGCCCTTCGGGGCGGTTTCTTTTTGCTTGACCCTCCCGTAAAACACTGATACCCTACGGGCACCTAACCAGTCATTTTCTTGAAGGAGATCAAAATGAGCACAGGATTTGCAGGAACCCTCGTTCACGCCCCCACGTCCACCGTTGAGGGGTACAAGTATCGCGCGCGCATGGGCATGATGCCCTCCGCAGAATTCGATGTTTGGCATGACGACTTTCACCAGTACATCTTTCCCGCCACTACTGCCAACGTCGGTGTTATCAACACCCCGTGGGGCTGGCAAGGCGCAGCGATTGACACTGCTGGCACCGCCCTTGTAACGACTACTGCGGCTGTTGGCCGTAACGGTGTCCTCGCCCTGACCGATGCTACCCTCTCCGAAGGCGTGGCGATCTACTCGAACAAGACGTTCCAGCTGGCGACAGGCAAGAAGTTCTTCTACGAAATGCGTTGCCGCACGGACGACGTGACGGACAACATCATCCAGTTCGGACTGTCCTCGCAAACAGCTATTTCGACCCCGGTCACCTTGTGGAACACAGCCAACGACGATGTGCTGTCCTTCGGCATCGCTGACGGTGCAGCGACGACCGTGATGTATACAGATACGGCGAATGCGGGCATCACTACCACAAACGGCGACGCAACCCCCTTGCTGGTTGTGAACACGTGGCACACCCTCGCGATCTACTTCGATGGTGCTACGGCATTCGGTTATGTCGATGGGACGCAGGTTGTGAAGACTGCGGTCACGATCCCGACCGGCGTGGCACTTGGCGCGTTCTTCGGCATGACGAACGGCAACGGCGCGGGCGGCAACAACCTGTGGGTGGACTACACCCGAATCGTTTCCGAGCGTTGATTTTCCGGGGGGCTTCGGCCCCCTACTTCAATCTGACTTAGGAGACGGTCATGCCGATCAAACCAAAACGCTGGGCGTTTACGCCCGTAACGGGAAGTGCCACAAACATCCGGGCGGCGTCCGCCGGAGCGACCGGCGCGCTTGTGCTCGCAGGCGCACTGACTTCTGGTGGAGTAGTGCCCAAGCAAGAACTGGCGTACTACCTGTTGCTGACGACGACCGCCGCTGACCAAGCACGCGTGCTCACGATTGTCGGTACGGATTCAGACGGTGCTGCTTTGACCGAGGCGATCAACCTTCCGAACAACACCACGGCGATCACGGTCAACGCATTCCGTTCGCTCAGTAGCGCTACGTTGGACGCTGGCGGTGCAACTATCGGTAACGTATCCATCGGAACGTCGAATGCAACCCGTTCCGCGCTGACACCAACCATGCCGCTGGATGTGTACTGCAAAGACACGGTGATCAACACCGACATCTCCGGCACGATCAACTTCACGATCCAGAAATGCCATCAGATGCTGAATCGTGGGCAGACCGCGCAGTGGCTGACTGCTGAAGCTGCAGGAGCCATCGACGTGACTACGGTGCTGACGAGTTCGGTGTCGGCCATTCGCGGGCTGATTTCCAGCTACACCAACAACGCGACCATCGCTTTGAACGTGAATCAGGCAGGCTACATTGACTTGGAGTAACGCATGGCCACGTCAAACACGTACGCGTTCAGCCCCGATACGGCGGAGTTCGTCGAGGAAGCATTCGAGCGTTGTGGGTTAGACCCTGCTGCCCTGACAGCGAGGCACGCGCGCTCCGCACGGCGCAGCCTCGACTTCCTGTTCTCCGAATGGAGCAACAAGGGGCCGCATCTCTGGGCGGTTGATCAACAGACGCAGATACTGACTGCGGCGGATGCCAGCTACAATGCGCCGACCGGGACGATTGCCATCCTTGAGATGGTCATCCGGCGGGACGGGATGGACGTGCCTGTGTCCCCGATGTCGCGCGCGGAGTATCTGGCCATCCCGGACAAGACCTCGCAGGGTATGCCGAGTCGGTTCTTCTTCGACCGCGTGGCTACGACGCCTGTCATCTACCTATGGAACACCCCAGAGAACAGCACCGACGCGATCTTCTACTACCGGATGCGGCAGTTCCAAGACGTGGGCGTGGCGTCGAACACGCTGGATATTCCCCCCAGATGGCAAGAGGCGCTCGCCAGCGGGCTTGCTGCGAAGCTGGCAGTCAAGTATGCCCCTGACAGGATTGGACCGCTCACAGGGGCGGCAACCGCGCGCTTCAAGGAAGCAACGACGGAAGATCGGGAGCGGATGCCGACGAACACCCGTGTAAGATATTCGACAGGACTGAGGGGAAGGTGATGGAACGCGACAGCGACATGGTGAAAAAAATCCGCGCGATGGCAATGCGCGATGAGGGTATTTCCGACGCCGAGATGGCAGCGATTCAAGCGGAGAAACTCGCGCTTATGGCGGAACGTGAAGGGGGCCCCGCAGCAATTCGGGCAGCGATGCGTCCTCGTGCTGCACCGAAAGCAACCGCTCGTGCGCCCGTTGCTCGGTCATTGCCTCCGGAGGCAGACAGTGAGTACGTCAGGTCGATGATTGCTCGTGATCGCGCTCCGGTCACTCGTCCGCTCCCGGCAGGTACTCCCGACCCTCAGTGGCTGATTGAGCAGCTGCAGCAACGCGAGCAACCTCAGGCGCAGTTCGGCCCTCCCGAAATGCGGGGTATGGAAGGGGCTATTGGTGGGGCGATGCAGCGCGCTGCTCCCCCTATGCCGCGTCGTCCACTGATGGCAGAGCCGCAGGCTGCACCCCCCGCCGCGCAGGCGCAAGAAGCCTTGGCTCAGATGCCTCCCGAGCAACAACAAGGGCTGTTGCAGATGCTGATGCAAATGCTCCGACCGCAACAAGGTCCGCAACCGGGGCAGTGGGGGCAACCCGTACCGCAACTCAGGAATCCGGCGGCTACGCCGATGCCGTAAATGGCCTCCTACGCAAAAGGCAAGCACGCCGTTGGCTACTGCCGACGTTGTGGCGACAAGGTAAAGCTCTCCCGGCTTCGGCCTGACGGGGAGAATAACCTGCTTGTCTGTGCGGAGTGCTACGACATTCAGCACCCGGCGGAACGACCGGTGCGTGTCGATGATGCGATTGCTCTGCGGCGTCCGGCTCCTGACCTTGATGCTGCTGCTTCTCGCGTCCTTGACGACGACCGCCCGTTGGGCGAAATTCTGTTCGGCGCGGGTAACTATTTCGGGACTCAGCCATGAGTACAAGTTTCACATATGCAACTCTCGTCACGGCGTTGCGGGACACCACGGAAGATCAGGGGGCGGAGTTCCTTGCCTATATCCCTACGGCGATCCAGCTTGCAGAAGATCGGGTACTTCGTGACCTTGATCTTGAACTGTTCGACACGATAACGGCGCTTGCTTTTACGGCGACGAACCCGGTAGTTACTAAGCCGACCGGGGCAATAGCGACGCGCACGCTGCACTACACGGACGTGAGTGGTAACTTCGTTTTGCTGGAGCCGCGTAGCTGGGAATTCGTCAAGGATTACTGGCCCAATGCGACCACGACGACAGCAAGTCCCAAGTACTTTGCCGAGTACTCAGCGACACAGTACTACATCGCGGGGACACCTAGCGGAACCAACGTGGTTACAGCGCGGTGCGTCGTGAATCCTGCGGGCTTGACGAGCATCGTTACCACGACGTGGCTCTCGCAGTACATGGGTGACTTGTTGTTGAAGGCGTGCCTAATCGAGTCTGAGCAGTTCTTGAAGGCTGATCCCCGCATCCCTGTGTGGCAGGCGGACTATGCACAGCGCCTTGCAGCTGCGACGAAAATACTGAAACCAGAAGACCGTGTTGACTACACACCTATTACCGTAACATCTGCCCGCGAACCTGTTTAGGATACTGACATGGCTGATACATATTCCGATCAACTACGCATTCGTCTGCAAGAGGACGGGGCGAACAGTTCAACGTGGGGGACGATTACCAACACGAACTTCGAGCTGTTTGAATCCTCGATTTCCGGGCTGGCCACGATCTCCACGACGGGAGGCACCTACGCGCTGTCTGAAACGAACGGCGCAGATGACGAGTCGCGTCATGCGATGTTGAAGGTCACGGGGGTACTGGTGTCCAATTCCACCATCGTCGTGCCATCGAAAACGAAGAACTACACTGTTTGGAACGCAACGACAGGTGCATACACAGTTACCATCAAGACAGCGGCGGGGACCGGGGTGTTCGTTCCGCGAGACGGAGCTGTCGCTGTGTTTTGCGACGGCACGAACGTGTACTCAACCAACCGCGCGGCAGTCGATTCCACGTTTTCGATCTACGACGAGACGGACCCGACCAAGGCAGTTGGCTTTCAGGTTAGCGGGGTCACAACGGCAACGACGAGAACGCTTACTGTGCCTGATGCTAGTGGGACGGTAATGCTTACCAGTGCCATTGGAACTACCGTCCAAGCCTACGACGCCGACCTGACCACATGGGCAGGGATCACACCCGGCACCGGAGTCGCTACGGCCCTCGCTGTCAATGTGGGGACTGCTGGCGCTCCGGTGGTCAACGGTGGCGCCCTCGGCACACCGTCAGGCGGAACAGTCACGAACCTGACCGGCACAGCTTCTATCAACATCAACGGTACGGTTGGTGCTACGACTCCTGCATCTGTTGCTGCGACTACACTCTCTGCCACCGGAGTAACGACTGTTCAAGCCGGTACAGCCCTCCTCCCCGCCATCATCCCATCAGGCGACCCCAATACCGGCATGTGGTTCCCTGCTGCGGATACGGTGGCGGTTAGTACAGGCGGCGCGGAGAGGATGCGGATTGATACGAGTGGCGTTTTGTCGATGGGGGCCACCGTTGCGCAGAAGATGAACTGGTACTTAAGCGGGAATACCAAATATGGTGTGTCAGTAATCAGTGGCGCATTGGCGCATTACACACCGACAGGCGGGAATCGTCATGCTTGGGGGGTAATGAGTACTACAGACGGGTCTACCTTTGGAGAAGTTGCCAATATAGATAACAGCGGGAATTTTGCGGTCATATCAGCAACAGGCTCCCTCGGCTACGGCACAGGCGCAGGTGGTACGGTTACTCAGGCGACGAGCAGAGTAACAGGGGTTACGCTCAATAAACCAACGGGCGCAATCACGCTTTTTACAGCGGCAGGATCAGCAACAGCAGCAACTTTCACTGTTACCAATACATTGGTTGCAGCAACAGACACCGTCGTTCTTTCTGTTAAATCTGGAACAAACGTCTATTTAACGGCGGTGACTGCTGTAGCGGCTAGCAGCTTCAATATAACGTTTTGGACTACTGGTGGCACAGCATCGGATGCTCCCGTTATCAACTTCGCCATCATCAAAGGAGCAACTTCGTGATTATCCTAAAAGAAGTTAAGCACGACATTCCCACCAACTCCGTCGAGGCGACGTGGGTTGAGAGAACCACAACGCCGGCTGTCATCGTTCCTGAATCTGTTTCCCCCGGCACAGTTGATGCCGATGGTAACGTGATCCTCGGCGCAGTCACTCCGCAGCACATCATCCCTGCCTTTGATACGGACGTACAAGTCCGCTGTCATTCCTACTCTGATCGGCAGATGGACATGCTACGCGCTGATCTTGGTGCTGATGCTGCCGCCTACGCTGATCTAATCGCGGAAGTAGAAGCGAACATCAAGCCAATTCCGCCTGCCCCAGTAATTCCTTACACCGAGCTTCGCGCAGCAGCCTATCCCCCGGCTGCGGATTATCTCGACGCGTGGGTAAAGAATGATGCAGTCGCTCTGGAGAAATACCGCTCAGACTGCTTGGCGGTCAAAGCGAAGTATCCGATGTCATGAGGGTATTCCAGATCACCACCTGCGACGAAGGCATCACCAATCCGAAGCGTTCTACCTTCGGAGTGACCCTCGCGCTGCGTTGGGGCGATGTATGCCACCCGCTCGGGCAAGACGGCAATTGGTTCCATGCTCCGTACTTCACCAAGGTGCTGCGGTTCTACAGCTACGTTCCGATGCCGTTCATTAGTGGCAACTTGTGGGGGTGGCGTTTTTATTTCGGAGCCAAGGTCTATGGCGCAGACGCGCCGGAGTACAAGTTCTGGATGAACCCTGATGATGTATATGACGGGTCACAGGCGATTCAGTTTTCTGGACGGCTATACATAGGCGATTGACATGAGCCAAGCAATTATCGAAGAGCGCAGATACGATCCCCAAATTTCACTCGCGGTGATGTCGCACATGGAAGAACGGCTGACAGCGCACGCGGTACAGATGGAACGTAAGTTCGACAACCATACGCGAGATGAAATGGAACGCTACTCGGAAATCCTTGCATTGATAGCGCAGTCGAACACCGACCACAACGAACGGCACAAGGCGTTGCTCCACTCAGTCGAGTCTCACATGGAAAAGACCGGTGAGATTTACGAACACTTCGTCGAGGCGTTCCCCACGGACAAGAAGGGCAAGCCAGACTTCCACGGTCACGCTGCCGCACATGAGTCGTGGATTGAAAGCTCCAAGGAAACCAAGGAGCTTCTCGGCTACGTCAAGAAGATCGTACTGGCTTCGGCAGCCACAGCACTTGTGTCTTGGGTGACGTTCCTGATCTGGAATGGCGTGCTACACGGGCCGGTGAAATAGCAATGGAAATTGAACTGAT